ATGAAGTTCGTTGAGAGGCTTGCGCGCAATTATCTGCGCAAACGAGGCTATTCCATTTCGGAATGTGGCGCTGAGGATCATGACGGCGACTACCGTCTTGTGCGCTATTCCAGCTACGACCAGTATGTTTCAGTCCAGACCGAGGGGAACAAGCGCAAGATCAATCAGGTGTGGGCTGACGAGGCCACCATTGATGTGATCTGCGACTATATCCGCAAAACAATTCCCGATGCGAAGCGCGGTCTTTGCCACGGGTCGAGGAATGGTACGGAGGTGCGCTGGTTTTCGGAGCGTCTGGGTATCGACGTCATGGGGACGGACATTTCCGACACCGCCTCTCAGTTTGGGCTCACCCAGTGGGACTTCCACAACGAAAACCCGGCTTGGGAGAAAGCTTTCGACTTCGTCTATACCAACTCCCACGATCATGCCCATGATCCGAAAAAGGCCTTCACAACTTGGGTCGGACAACTTGCCGCTGGCGGGAAGCTCTTTATCGAGCATTCCGTCGGGCATGCCCCGGCGGCTGTATCCACTCTGGATCCTTTCGGTATAGACCCGAAGCTGCTGCCCTATGCGGTCTTGGGATTCGGCGACGGAAAGTTTGCCGTAACTGACGTTCTCAAGCCCGATCACAAAAAGGCAGGCGGCCCAATCTGGGTCTTTGTGATCGAGCGCGTCCAGGCGAACTAGAGGCTGCTTACAGCCTTCCACATGGCGTCGATCTCAGTCCCGGCAAGACCGAGTGCGGCGCCAACCATCACGTGGCGGGTGCATGCGATTGAAGGTGGTCGCGCATGCACATTCGATCTCCGCTTTGCCCCGGTCTGAGCCCGGCGGCAGGCCCGCGATCGTCGATGTGAGTAAATGAGTCGTTCTTCGCCTTCAAAAACTCTTCCAGACGATCTTAAACCTTTGGTGACCACGTAGGATTGAAGGTAGGATTCGACTGATTTGCAACAAGGGGAAGCGCGATGGCTTCGAACTCAACTATTGAGTGGACTGACCACACCTTCAATCCTTGGACCGGATGCACAAACATCAGCCCTGGATGCGATAACTGCTACGCTGAAGCCTGGTCCAAACGCTCAGGCCAGGTCAAGTGGGGGAACTCGCCACGAAAGAGAACGACCGAGGCCTATTGGAAGGCTCCGCACATGTGGCAAAAAAGAGCCGCACAGTTCGCGGCGCAGTACGGGCGCCGGCAGCGAGTATTCTGTGCATCGCTGGCCGATGTGTTCGATAACAAGGCCGACGCGAAGTGGCGGGAAGATCTATTCGAGGTTATCAGGGCGACCCCTGCTCTCGATTGGCAACTCCTGACAAAGCGCCCGCAAAACATCCGTAAGATGCTGCCGAGCGATTGGGGTGATTCGGGATACTCGAATGTTTGGCTCGGCTTCACCGCTGAGGACCAGACTAGGTTCGAACAACGCAAAAGGTTCATAGCGGAGATCCCAGCGGCAGTTTGGTTTGTTTCCTATGAACCTGCTATTGGGCCTTTGCGTATCGTCGAGAGCGACCCAAAACCAAACTGGCTCATCAGTGGCGGCGAAAGCGGTCATGGCGCGAGACCAATGCTCGCGCAGTGGGCACGCGACGTTATTTCAGACTGCCGTCAGTTCGGCATAGCGGCGTTTCATAAACAGTGGGGCGCCATTGGCAACAACCCACTTGTCGAGGAGCAGGGTATGTCGCCGGCCGAAGTCAAGGAGCTTGACATCTATGGCAAGGGCGGCGGGCTGATGGACGGCCAACTCGTTCGAGAATTTCCGCATGTGAACATTAGCGATCAACGCATGCGAGCTTGACGAATCGGCCGTGGTTCAACTCACTGTTGTCGAAAGAGCAGAGGAGTTGCATCATAGCAGAATTCGGTTGGAAAGTCGGCGCACCCCCACCGCCACTACACGATCACAGCGACGCCAAATTGAGGCTGATTGCCGAATACTTGGAACGCTATTTCCCGGCCATCCTCGTTAGCCGAGGGCAGACGCGACAACGGATCACCCTGGTCGACGGCTTCTGTGGTGGTGGAAAATTCACGAGGGATGGCGCCTATACGAAAGGTACGCCCTTTCTGTTTCTCGAAGCAGTCGAGAATGCCGAACGCCAGGCCAACGTTGGCCGATCGAAAAAGCTTACGATCGATGCCGAGTTCCATTTCGTCGACAGCAACCAGCACCACATCGACTTTCTACGCAACGAGCTCATTCAAGCGGGCTACTCGGCGAAACTCGATCAATCGATTTTTCTCCACTGTAGCGAGTTCGAGCAGATATTCCCGGACATCTGTCGTCGCATCGAGGTTCGCACCCGTGGCTATGTTGGTCGGTCGATCTTCCTCCTCGACCAGAAAGGATACACCGACGTCACGTTTGAGACGGTGAGGCAAATCCTTCGGTTCTCTGCTGCAGAGTGCATCCTGACATTCGCCGTGGGGTGGTTGATCGACTACTTGAGCAACAAGCCTGAGGTTCTGCAGCGAGTAGCGCCCGTCGAGCTTTCTGCGGACCAGATTAAGGAATTCCTCCGCCTGAAGGGCGAGTGGGGTGGTCGCTATTCAGTACAACGGCTGCTGCTTCGGCACATCTCTCAGGCAACCGGTGCGGAATTCCAGAGCCCCTTCTTCTTGCGCTCCCAGGAAGCCAGAAAAGACCTTTGGCTCGTGCATCTTTCCAAACACCTAAAAGCGCGCAACGTCATGGTCGATAGTCACTGGATTATCAACAATCAGTCCCTTCACCAGGGGCATGGTGGGTTGGAGATGCTCGGCTTTGATCCGAACATCGATCAAGGTGGGGCACCTGATTTTTGGTTTGGAGCGAACGACCAAACGAAGATGAAAGAGCGCCTGGCAGAGGATTTTATGAGGCGCATTCACGACCAACATCGCCACGCGCCAATTTCCTATTCTCGCTTCTTAACCTCGATCGCGAACGAAACACCGGCAAGACTGACCGACCTCGATAACGTCACATCGTTGCTCGTCGAAGAGAAAGAACTCGACCTAAGGAACGAGCACAATTCGGCGAAGCGGAGTTCAAGACCCGGCCAACGCGACAGCATCGCTATTGCCCGCGAACCGAGACTCTGGTCGTTCGGGAAAACCTAGCAGTGAAAAGAATTTTGACACCGGAGATCGGAGAAATTGTTTTTCCGGTTTTCGCTGTCAAAATTCCGGAAAATCGCGGCGAGCTACAGGCGTAAAACGCAAAAAACCGTGTAATTCCAATGACTTGGGAATGGTAGCGGAGGAGGGATTCGAACCCCCGACACAAGGATTATGATGCCAATGCTCTGACTTATAGCGGTTTTTCGCGGGTCGTCAATTCAACAAACCTTCCAGAAAAATCGTCTTATTATCAAGCTATTTCAGTGTATTAGTCAAAGATCAGCGATCCCAGCCGTTTCCGTACAAAGAGCTTGCCTGGCGAAACGCCACCGGTATAAAGCCGGTATAAAAGCGGGGTGGGCATGGCAAGCGAAAACGTCTTCATTGAAAAAGAACATGCAGACCGGGCGGCGGAAATGGCCGCGTCAGGGTCGACACCGGACGGCAAACCATTCTTCTTTTCTGACCGTGGTGTGCCGGGTCTTCGCCTGTTGGTGCAGAGTAGCAAGGCGGCCTGGATTATTCGATATGGCGCGAAATCCACGTCGAAGACGCTCGGCTATCACTTCCCTGGCGACCACATCCGCAGCATCACGATCAAGCAGGCCAGGGATTTGGCGCAGGAAGTGCAGCGTCTTGTCCAGAACCGAGAGGAAGGCAAGATCGATGGCGTGATCGCCGCCTTTCACGAGCAAAGGAAAGGCAAGAAGTCGGTCGCCAAGGCGGTGGACGAAGCTAAACCGGTCGCGACGACATGGACGCTGAAGGAGTGTTTCGAGCAGACAATACAAGACAAGCGGAGCCAGGATCACACTAACCCGATTTCCGACGCCCAGGAAAAGGACATGCGGGTAACGATGGGTCGGTCCGCATTTGCAAAGTTGATGTCGACTCCGGCTGTTTTGATCTCCCAGGGAGACATCGAATCCGTCCGCGATACCGTAAAACAGGAGCAGGAGCAGGCTGGAAACTCGGGTATCAGCCCTTCGAACAAAGTGATCAATCATACCAGGGCTGTTCTCGACTATTGTGCGAGCAGATACAGCGGACCTTCAGGCCTCGGAAGGGTACAGCCGTGGTGGCGGATGCTCGCGACCCTCTACAAGACACCGAAGAAGAAGCGTAAGCCTCACCTTGAAGACATCGTTCGTACGCTAATGCTCGCGGAAGAGTATCTCGACAAGCCGCTTCCCGGACGTGCGATCAAGGCCGCAGGTGTTAAGCCTGGCACTCTTGCCGGGCTGTGGTGGATTATCCTCACGTGTCAACGGTCTGACGCAGGCCTGTCACTTCTACCTTACAACGTCGGACCGGACCTGGGTCCTGATCTCGCCTCCCCGGTCAAGGGGTGGCAACTGGCGGCTTGGGACGAAGGTACCATGAAAGCGGGCGAGTCATTCGTACTGCCGGTACCGGCTCGGTCATGGGGTTTTATCCAGCAGCTTCGGTCGAAAAATCGGCATCATGCGTCCGATCACTGGGTCTTCCCAAGCGAGAAAGATGCTGAAAAACACGCGACGGTCAGTGGCATCTATCGCATTCTGTATCGCCTCGCAGGCCGCGACGCACTGATCCAAATTCCGAAGCAGATTGGAGACGAAACAAAAAAACGGGATCGCAAGGCCTCTATCAGGACGGAGAGGAAGGACCTGCTGGCGGAAGCCGGTATCGAATGGTGGTCGATGCACGACGTCAGAAGGACGCTCGGAGAGGTGCTCAAACAGAAGGGCATTCCGGGCGGCACGTCCGCGATCTTGGCTCACGAGGTTCAGGAAAGCGAGGCACTGACTGCAACAGCATCGGAACAGCGTCGCGCGGACTTCCTCCGACAGCGGACAGCGAAAATCACACGCATGGCATACGACAGTGAATCGCAGTTTATCGAGCTTAAGCGCGAGGCCATGGAGATTTGGACGAATGCCGTGCTCGATTGTTATGAAGAGCTGACCGGTAAGTCGGCCGCGCGACGCTCTGTTGAAGCCGAGCGGGCCCTACTATTGGCGATCTATCAAGATGCGACGTCGCTCCAAGACGCGAAAAAACACGCTCTCATCGAACTGGAGAAGAAGCGCCACGAGAGTGTTGATGCGCTGAAAAAAGAAGAAGCGATGCTGTTGGCTTTGATGCAGTCGTCGACCGACCTTGCCAAAATCCGGCAGGTAAAAGCTTGGGTCGAGGAATCCAGACAGATCACCGAACAGTATAGGACAAGTCCGGCTAATGAGCTTTCGCGCTTGAGCCGCGAGTACAAGAGCCTGTCGATGATAATGGTAGGAGGTCTGCGGTCTAATGGTGCATCCAAGATTGATCTGCCCACCGATGCGCCGGAATATGAGGTCCTGCGCACCCGTTTTCTGCTGAGCGAGATCGATTACGAAACGTTCAAGCGAGAAGTCGAACAGCGCTGGCGCATTGATTTCAGCTTGATGTCGGACCGTATCGTCCTGCCCAAGACGTCGGAGTGACCGTCCATGTCCGCACCCAATTTTAACCGCGCTCGACCAGAATATCTCGCAGACATCGAGGAACTGCGCGGCCGCCTTTCTGATGACCAGATCGCCGACGTTCTGGAGCGATATCAGGCTGGTGGCCTGGATCGCGACCAGACGATGGAGGCGCTCGCTATCGATTACATCGGCCTCCTGTATGAGCTGATCGCCGTCTATGAGATTGAGGCTCCGGCACCCGATCCGGCAGAGGAAGAACGTCAGGCGACGGTAATGAGCATGCTGCTCAACGGCGAGGAAGTCCCGATGGACCTGCGACAGCCTGCATCCTGGCGGGTGCGGCATTAGAGAGATTAGAAGCTAAGACAAGGTAGCTTCCAATCTCGAAGCCGAAGTGGCCGGAAAATCAGGCTAATCCATTGCCCGATAGTGGGCGTCGAGATCAAGAATGACCCCGTCCTGTTCCTCGTTGAGCGGATATACCAGGTGCTTATGTCGCTCGCACAGCGTCAAGCAAACGGAAATGCCCATCCGCAATCTACCCGGCTCCCCGCACTCCTGACACGTCTGCAGTGATCGCCGATACGCGATGCCGCGCAATCGGCCGACGGCTTCGTCGTCTCCGCTCTCGGGGTCAGGATTTCGGGTATGAAACAATCTCATCGCGCCAAATTTTTCTTTACCCCAGCGCAGGTAATACCGCTTGCCCTGCCGGTGCAGCTCGCGGAGGCCGTCACAAAACTCTCGTAATATCCCTTCCCAGCCCGGAGAGAATTCCAACCCCCGACCGCCCGGCAAATCGTCCTCAGGTAAAAAAACGTCGGCATACTCCGCTCGGAAATAGAAGAACCTCCGCCGCACGTGGATTTCATGGTGCATCGCCAGGATGTCCTCCCATGAGAACCCGATCTGGTGCAGTTCGTCCGGTTTCGGCCAGCTGTGATCGCGCGGAAAAACCGGTCGGCGGCAGGTCAGGTCGCCGACTTCGAGGATGTGGACAATACTTGTCTGCCACTTGAGCCCCAGGATCGCGGTAGCCGAACTCAGTGGGATCAACTTGTGTGACCTCCGATATCCAAATTTAGATTCCGGCATCGCGCGGCCTCCCCTCGTCCCGAGCACGCCGTGTCAGCACCAGGCGCGTGCATGATACGGCCCAGTACCGGCGCGTTTGCTCATCGAGATCGGCAAACGTTTTCAGGAAATCACTGAGGATGACGTCGGCGGAGAGGCCCTCGTCTTCCCAGGCGGCAATGATCGGCCGCCAGCGATCGGAGCATTCGGAAAAATGCCGCTGCAGGCGTTCGTATTCCTCGTCTGACAGATCGAGGACGCGACCGACCTCATGCTCGTCACACAAGGTCTTTCTCCAGTGAAATTTCCTGAGCTTTCCGGGGCGACCACAAGTTTCGCAGGTTACCTTACTCTGTTCGACTGCCTCGATTTCCGCTTCCTGTAGATCATCCGGCCGAGCGAAAGCCTCCCAGCTCAGTGCCAGAACGCCCCACTTTTCCCTGGCGCTCCAAAGTTGGAATCCGGAGTGCTCAATGCCCGCGTCAACGAAGCGTTCAACGATCCGGTGCCAACCCTGGTCACAGGAGTACCGCGACCGATAAGCTCGATGCCGCTCGACGTAGACAGTGATCGCTACCCGCAGCGCGGCTTCGGAGAACCGCAAATCGTGGTCGTCGGTGAACCGCTGGCGGGCCTTCGCTTTCGCCCAGGCTTCGATAGTGTCCGGGGTCCGCTGACTGTCGATGAGGAAGACGTCAGCGTACTCTTGGCAGTCGGCATCGATCTCGTCAGCATGACGCCTACGAATGCCCTCGTAAAGCTGCCGGATGTCGTGGGTCGCAAGCGATTTTGCCAGGCCGGGATACAATTCGGACAAGTATTTTTCCGCGATCTCTTCGTAGGGCGGCAGGAAAATCCGGGCCCGGCGTTCGGACATGCGACGCCGAACTGCGGCGATTTTATCTTCGCGGTCGTCAGTCATTTTGATCACCTCGCGCTCGCTCGGCGGCGATTTGCGAGATCGACATCTTGGCACAGCTGATAGCCTGTCGATGGCGGATACCCGTCAGGTGATCGAACCTTGCAGTCCATTGTTCTGGCAAATCACCCGTGCGGAGATATTCGGAAATCGCTTGCTCGATCTCATCAGCATGCGCCGCTGCGAATCCAGAGGGCAATCCGGGTCCGCCAGCTGCAAGCCACGCTAAGCGCTCGTGACGGTGATAGCGGCACAGTGTCTGGTAACAGCCGTCGTAGTTCCCGACCTTCGCTGGATCGCCGCACACCTCACACGTCTGCATGCTTTGCTGCTCAGCTTTGTCCCGGATGTCGGTCAGCTCGATCTCAAGCTGCTTTGGTAAGTGCACAGCCGCGCTGATCGGTTCGACGTAAACGCGCATCGCGGCAAGTTTTTCCTTAATCCGCACAACTCGTGCGAGACCGAGACAACCGTGGCTTTCGAGGCATGTCTCGATCTCTCCGAGAATCGCGGCGATGAGCCGGAGCCAGCCGTTGTCGACCGACATCGCCACGCTCGGAAGCAGGATGTGGGCGTGTTTTTCCCGGAGTCCGGAAATGAAACCTTCGCGGTCGAAATTGTCAGGAAGCATCGGCACCTCCTGGGACATGCTCATCGCAGAACACACCCTCCTTTGGGCCATAGTTTCGCAGCCAGGCATCGCGCGATCCGCACACCCGGCAGGTCGTCTGCGTTTCCCCCCTCAAATCGTCGACGATTTCAAGGAGCGCAATTGCCATCAATGGGTCCCATTTTTTGATGCCGAGGACGGGCGTTACGTAGACCATGATGCCGTTAGTGCCGACTTGCCATTGAAGGGCTACCAGGACCTTGTCGTGGTCTTCGGGCCAAGCAATCGTCCGCAGTTTCTTCAGGAATGTCTCCAGCGGCCCGATCCAACCGTCCGGCACCGACAGCAGGTCGTCGGAGACGTAGTAAGGATATTCCGCACGAAGGCGGTCGATGTCTTCCTTCTTCATGCCGCGACCTCCGCGTCCTGCATCGAGGCCGTCAACTGTTGGAAAGTGGCCGGGGCATACCCGACATCCCCGCAGTCAACGCCAACATCCCTGGACCGACCGTAGGGTTCCAGGCGACCGTGCGAGTGGCCATACAGATGCCAGGAGCCGTGGCATGAGGCCGACCAGGTGCGCATCGCGTAGTGATGCAAGATGACGCGTTCGCCATTCTGTTTGGTCTCAGCGTAGTGTGTTGGCGGCTGATCCCAGGCGAGATTGGCAATGGACGCGCGAATGTTGCCTTTGTTGTCCAGATCATGATTGCCGAGGATCAGGCGCTTGCGGCCACGGAGCTGGGCGAAGATAGAGCGAGTGCGGGCCTCGGCATGGTACGAGAAGTCACCCAAATGCCAGACGATATCGCCGTCCTTGACGACGGAATTCCACGCATCGATCAGGTAGTGATCCATCTCGTCCGCCGATTCGAACGGACGAAACTTGAGCATCAATTGATGCCCGAAATGATGGTCGGCGGTGAAAAATTGGCTGGTGAACGCCATTTCTGCGAGTCCTTTTTCCATTCGATACATTCCAAAGCACCCGCAAACGCGGGCAGCCTAGCCGTCAGGCTAGGTCTAGCTGCTTGGATAGCTGTATCGAGCGGACTCGCATTTCGTGGTGCCTCGGATGGCGTTTAGGACTTCCTTACTCAACCACAGGGGAGTCCCCTGCGCAAGACTCTATGCGCAGGAAAGTTGCCGTGATTAATAGTCGATCACATTCTGTGATTTCGCTGATCTGACCGCCTCGGCCATCTCGCGCTTCTTCCAGTTCCACTTTCCGCCGGTCAGATCATCAACGCTGATGCGGTCAGCGTTAGCGAAGACACCTTTGACGATCCGCTGGATAATAGTGAAATCGTTGCTCAGCACGGCGCGTCCGAAAGACGTAGCAGCCAGTTTCATCCGGTTTGGATGTGCGTTCGACAACAGCCGGACCGCTTTCTGCAGGCCACCTAGATTGATATCCTGAGGCGAAGCAGCGGGAATCTTGTGCCAGTGAATGTCATACTGGAAATGCGAGCGGAGAGCGTCGTAGTCCTGCTCCTGACACTCGGAAAAACCAGCCAGTCTCCAAAAGAACTCATAGAGGGCCGGTGAGAAGACCATCTCCTCCGGATACGGTGTCGTCGCCGTCCGGGTCGGAATTGGCCTGGATCGGATCGGACCACAGCGCTCGTCGTCCATTGCCCATCGCTCAAATACCTTGTCGATGCCGCCGGTCCTCCAATCATCGAGAGCTGCCAAAATGTTGAAGCCTGTCATCGTGGATGAGATCGGCTTTTCTGGGTCCGTGTGTGCGATATCGAGCGCGTGACGCCACCGTGCATCCAGGTCACGTGGAAGTCCGACCTCGTTATGGTGGCGGCTCTCGGACGCCTGAAATCCGAAGTAGCCTTCGGTCATCCGTTTCCGATGACATACCGCTGCGAAGGTGGCGGCGGATGGGAACCAACTGCGGTCGTAAAAGGGATCGTCGGCTTCGATGATCTCACGAACGGCCTTCGCAATACGGCCACGCTTCCGGCGAGTGATGTCAGCCTGGTCGTAAGGAATGTCAGCTCTTGGCGTGATCACCTTGAATTCAAGGTCGGCGAGAGGACGTCCACGGCCTTCTTCTCGTCGGAGAGGAGACATCTCGACTTGGAAGCCGATCAAGTCCTCGGTTTCCGCGAGGTCATTGAGAACAGGCTTGATTACTCGGTCGACAAATAGGGCAGCGTTGAACTTCTGCTTACCGTTAGACCAGCCCAGCCGCTTTGCCAGGTCCTCGGCGCTGATCTTCAGCGGCCGTCTAAGGAACTCGTCTTGCGGAGCCTTGACTGCCAGTAGCTGATAAAAGGCGTTTGCGTACATCGATTTGAAGCTGGCGATGGCTGCCAGGGACAGCCAAGTGTATGGCTTCGGCGCAAGGTAGAGTTCCCGAATTTCCTCTGGGACTTCAAAGGTCAAAGTCGCGCTCTCTTGCTGAAACTGCTCCTTTAGCAATCCTCTGAGGTGCCGTGCGTCATCATATTCGAGATCGAAAGACAGCAGGCTACGAGCCCCGCGACGACGACGACCGGTAGCGAGAATCCGGAAATCATAAGCTACTGTAGTCGACACGATACGAACGAGAGCATCGCAAAGCCGGTCAATGCTAGTGATCTGCAGATACCGCATTAGTGTGGAGACTGCGACGGTGTGCTTGCGATCTTCCATGCCCTGTTTCCGTGCGACGGCCAGCAGAGCTTCATACAAGGCCATATCTTTTGCACTGGACCTGCATTCGTTCACGATCTCAGCGCTCTCGATCATGATCGCGGGTTTGTCGACCTGCACCTTCTGTCGGCGCATCTCGGTGATATCGGAAAGCGCTAGGTAGAAGTCGCGAGCACGCACTCCGGTTCGCTTTGCCGCCGACACCAGTTCGCCGTTCTTAAACACGTATGGTTTGTATGTGTGGATTGATCGGCTGACCGGCATGTTGCGCTCCTTGTTAGGAATATGCTCATTCGGTCGGCGGAATGGAGCAAGCCTTTTGCACGATGTAAGCAATAAAATATCGATAACGCATTGTATTTGATAGAAAATTTCTTGTTTTTTCTCGCTTCAAAAAGAGCCATTTCCAGGCACAAAAAGCAAAAACGAAGCAAATAAAATTGAATTAATCGTCTGTTTTTATTCAATAAATTCCTTCAAAAATGGCAATTTGATACGCGGATATAATGTAGAATATTATAGGGCTGCGCCGCAGTCGGTTTCCAGATTTTTGAATCCAATGGTTTCTGAGATTCAGGCGCTTCGCGCCGCCGTGAGGATTTTTGTTTTTCTTTTGATTAGGTCTTGCTCAGTCCTACCAAGGCTTTTGCAAACGCTTCCAAGGAAGAAGGCTTACGCCTTCTGACATGAGAGGTTTCGTTTTCTTTCCTTTGAAGGGTTTCAAAGCTCCCCTCCTCACTCCAGGCGCTTCATATTTTCATTTTGACATGTCAAAAACTGCTTTGAGTTTTCCGCCGATCAGGTCAGCATGTTCTCAGTACAAAAGAGAAATGACATGTCAAAACCAATCACAGATATTGAGATCAGCACATTGCTCCAGGCAATGAAGGCCGAACCGTCAGGCATTGCTGCAATGTCAGCGCTGGAGCGCCAGGAATACAATCGAGCAGCGAAAGCACGCTCCCGAGAGCGTCAGCGACAGTCGGTCGAAGCTGGGGCCGCCAAGCCTAATGTAGACACTGCACGCGATTTGCTTGCTGACATTGCGATCATGATGCTTGCCGCCGATGCCGTCGGATCGGACACGATCATGTCTGCGCTCAACAGGTATTATGGTGGCGGTGGTTGGCCGGAGCAGATCAAGCGCCGAGCAAAGACCGGCAGGTTGAAGACCAGAATCCTGGGTCGTCAGTCAGCTTGACGGTAAAAGCTACATTTTTGATTTAAAAGAAAGCGTCTCAATTTATTTCGATTGCTGTCGATTTATCCCGCTTTCTTGCATCGCCGAAGTTTAACGTCGTTATACACGGCGTTATTGCTTTTTCGTCACGCCGTTATCGGTAGGTGATTGAAGAGGCTAAGCAATGGCAAGGAAAGCGAAAGCGACGACATCAAAGAGAGCAATCGCACAACGCCGTTATCGTCAGCGTGTTTCTGAGCGCAGGGAGCCGGACATCCGTGTGATCGACGTTGCGGCCATGTCGGCGCTGGCTGAGTTTATCGTGTCGTCAACGGTACCTGCGGGAGACCGCACGTTTTACAATCGGCTCCTTTCGTTGGTCCATCGCCGCCTGACGGATCAAGGCTACGACGGCACTAAAGCCAAGGAGGTGCTACATCGCAGGTTGGCATTCTTAGCTAAGGAAGGTCATCAGCCTGATGCTGACGACGTTGTCCGGAAGTCGTGGTCGCCTCCACTTCCTTCAAACAGGCCGTCATCGGTCACCCCAATGAATCCGGAAATGGACGATGTCGACGATGATTCCTGATCAGCACTCTCCCCGTTACTTCCTGCAAAAGAAACAGTTTTCTCAGATGTCACGCCGTGATCGTTGGCAGGCCGCAGCCAAGGTCCACCAGGCGCTCGTTTATCTCAAGCGGTTAGACGGCGATCACGCCTGTTACGAGAACGGTCGAGGCTTCAGCAAGGCCGATAGTCGAAAGGGCCATGAGTTGGCATCTTGGCCAGAATTCGTCTTTGTCCACTCGCATTGGATGCACGACCCCGGGCGAAGCTTGGTTCACAAATACCGAAAGCAGCTGCCTCAACATCTTAAGCTGCCGATTGACCGAGACCCGGTGTTAATGTCCAGCAACAAAACAAAATTCTGATCTGTCTTGCCGCCGACGGCGATCACGATGACGATAGTAGTCAGAGTTTAGGACCAGCTGAAACAGTCCTGAGCCGCACGCTATGCCCCCGTCGAGGTCATCCTCCGGGGGCGCTTTTTTTTGCCGAAGAACCTCTGCTTTCTTGCGTCGCCAGAACCCACGATCTCCTCAGCACAACGCCTGAGGAGAGAGGCGATGACGGTTCCTAACGTCGGCGACAAGATCGCAAGCCGGGTCATAGACAGCTGTAACTCACTGGGATTGGACCCGCAACTCGGCCTTCGTCGATATGCTGTCGAACATGTGCTTTTGGGTTTCCGTGCTGTCTATCCCAACCTTTTCATCGTCAATGGTAACGACATCAGGTTCGTTCGCAAAGCAACCGCCGACGAAATCCGTCAGGCGTTTATCCGGCTAGCGCCCCTTATTCAGCATCTCGGCATTGAGATGGAAACCGTCTCGGCACCCGAATACCTCGATATGCCGAATAGCGTGCCAGGCATGCGGTTCAAGTTCCGAGCACGGATCGGGACCAGAACCGTCGACGCTCACATCAACATGAGCTTTTCTGACGGCAGGAAGTGCGCTTTCCCGGGCAGATGGTCGACGGAACTGCCGACCTGGATCGAGGGTCAGCCGGTTTTCAAAGGCCGCGTTGCGTTGCCAGAAACCCATGTAGCCGAGCAGATGGTCACGATTCTGGCAAAGGGCGACACTGATCTCCGCTGGAAGAATTATTTGGACATCGCCATGGTGGCCGAGAACCTGGACAGACAGTTCCTGATCCGGGAGATCGCTCGCGTCATCGAAGATCGCCGCCTCGATAGCTCGATCATGAAAGATGTCCCCTCCGGTCTCGACCTGGAGCTACTTCGGATAAAGGCTGCGGATTGGGCGGCATTCACTCAGAAGACGGGCCGCAAGGTCGATATGACACAGACATTGTGCACGGTCCGTCAGTTGTGGGCACAGGTCCGCGATCAAGCAAGGCAGTTAGTGGTCGAGCGCGAGAACCGCGAACTCCAGGACCTGATCCATACGCCCGGTAGCCTACGACCGCGCCGCCCTGGCCGTAAGGTGATGCCGCAAGCTCAGGTGTTTGATCTGGATCGCTACCGGCAGACGAGGCCCCGATTCTAAGTATAAATGTCAACATATGTGAGCCATATAGAATGTTGACATTTTACCCGTGAGCAACGACAAAAAAATACTTTAAAAATAATGATCTTTTCTTGCATCAAAGCTTGCGCCGACAGTTTTCTCGACTCACAATTATTATATTGAAACGTCGCCGGATTGGTCCGGCGACAACGTTGGAACCGTCCGATGTCGAAGAAGCAAAGATCAGCCTGGATTATGAGGAAGGCCTGGCAGCTTGCAAAAGCTGGTGCCGAACGCTTTGGCGGAAAGGCCCGCGAGTATCTCGCTGAGGCTATCCGCGAGGCCTGGGTTATGTTCCGCGAGCTGCCTCAGAAATCGCATCCTCTTGCCGTTACACTGGAGCTGGCCGCGTCTCTGGCGAAGAGCCTTTTCGGTATCAAGTCGGAAGCTCGCAACGAGCATTCTGCTGCTGCAATGCCGACCGTTCGCTCGGCTGTAGTCTCCGTTGCTGGCAAGGTTTCGAGCGCTTTCAAATCCCTTTTCCGCAACATCACCGCCCCGGTCACCCCGGCATATGCCTTCGCTGGGAACGGCACCGGACATCACCAGCGAGAGTAGCAATGCAAACACATATGTCCGCCGCTGATCTCCTGATCATGTGCGGCGAGGAAATTCACGGAGCAGGCTGGAAACGCCCGCTGGCCGACCGCCTTGGCGTGTCCGTTCGCACCCTTTCAAGATGGGCTGCGAAGACGACATCGCTGGGCTACGACCACGGCCTTTGGGCCGATCTTCGCGAGATAATCGCGGAGGAAATCCACGACACTCTGGATCGCGTCAAGTCAATGCAGGTCCTCGAACAACGAATCAAGATACATGCCGAAGGGGAGACAGCAGATGCAAAGTGACGGGCCGAAGAACATGGGACGGGGCGAGGTATATTACCGCCCGCAAAGTGGAGATGACTGGCGACTGATCGGATACACCGACAACCGTGACCCGGTTCGCGGCAAAGCCGAAGCCGAACGGCTCATCATGGAAGCTCCGGTGATGGACTGGGCACTCGACTGTCTGGAACGACTTGAAGTAGAAGCCGAACAGAAAGCTGGTGCCGAGGACCTTCGGGCTCGCATGGAGGTCGAAGGCTTCGGTGAATCCGATATCGATAGCCACCTGTTGAGTGGGATCATGTCGCGTGCCCAAGCGATCAAGTTTTTCGGCCTCGGCAACATTCAAAATCCAGTCACGGCGGAAATTGAGCGGCTTGTAAATAGTCTGGCTGCTGCTGCTCACGTGGAAGGATGGCTCAGCCGAAGGCAAGAAGACTGCGAAGAGGCGAAGGCGGAGACACAGTGTGCCAAAGCCGATCTCCTAGCCGCATTTGATCGGCTGAGGGGGCGTGTATGAACGGCATCAATCCCGACTACTTCCTGGAAGAAAGCACCACGATAACGCCGATCTATCCGTATCATGTTTTCTGGCGTCGTTTCTCCAGTGGTTTCCTCGTGTCGTCCAAGCTGTCATCGGAAGCGTGCGAAGAACACATCCGCCGTCAGGTTTCCGACAACCTGCGGAGTTACCCGTATTGCGTCGCACGTGGCGGCATGACCACCTGTAGCCCGACACCTGACAATCCAATCAACGACATCAGGCGCTCGATGTCGTTGATTGCCGAATACGAACTGGCCGAGATCGATGCGGACATGTCTGCGATCAGGATCGCCGCTAGTCGCGGCTACATGACTGGTGAGGCCGTGGCGGCCTACAGCCGGTTGACGAAGCGCAAGGATAAGCTGGAGGCGATCATCTCCAAGACCGACGAGGTCTCGGCATGAACATTCTCGTGAAACTCAACGGGAAGCCGCTACCCACCGATAACCTGGCAGACTTGATGATCGAGGTCAGAGCAGCATCCGAAGCCTATCGGAAACCGCACATCACCGAGCAGCTGCAGACCATGGTCGTCGCGCGTGTGAGGGACGCCTTAAAGGGGGTTTGCGACGATATCGGTACCGCCGATCATGACCGCCCAGGTGTCGACATTACGGTCCGGTTCTTCGCATTGTAAACACGACGGGAATCAAACCGTCAAAACCATAGACGGCACAGGATGGTCTGGAATTGATGCGCAAAGCCTGATTGAGTGGGAGGACAACGCGGAGCATAAAGTTACGGCATGGCGGCTATGGATGACGAGCAAGCAGAAGCAATAGCGACTGAATGGGGCGTAGACCCAGAATTGCTCAAGGAAGCCGAATGGAAACTGGAGACTATCGACGGTAACGATGGCGAGCTTTACGGCTACTTTGTACGGTTTCGAGAGGATACCGATCCTGACTTGCTCGCACAGCTAGGCGTATCTCCTGGTGAATACTATCGACAGGTTGGCATCAATGTGTTTGATGAGCCCGAGCCTGAACAAGACAACCCCTTCCCCGACAACCGCCTTGAAATTGCTAATGCTTATCCTGAGGAATGGGGAAATATACTGGCTGATTTTGCCCGGGGCGATCCCATCGAATCTGCAACCGGGGCGGCTTTCTCCGGGTCAGCTTTTGATGGCGATGCATTCGCGGCTGCCGATGCCTCTGTGTTGACGGCGGATAGCGGAGAGGTCCTTACAGACGACGATGGGAACCGGCTGGTAGTTGGCACGGACGACACGACGAGAGATTTTCAAAGAGACTTGTTGCTTCGACTGGACCGCCTTGAGGTAGCACTACAGACGTACCGTGATCATGTTCCACCCCGCAACCACAACGGTCCGCCAGAACTCGTAGAAGCCGATCCGATCCCTCCCAAGGACCTTGAACTGGTCGTCAAGGTGGTCGTTGACCTGAGGACCGAAGCACAACAGGAGCAGCCTGATCCGGTTAAACTGGAAGTTCAGGCATCCACCTTTCGACGGGTAGCAGGCGCGATTCTTTCCTGGATAGGCCGTAAGGCAGATAAGGCCGTTGATAGTGCCATCACGTCTAGTGTGCCGATTGGCGTCGCGTGGGTGATCGCGGACCCAAAAAGCCTTCATGACGCGCTTGTGTCAGTGGCCGATGCAGCGTCGGCGTTGGCTGCTCACCTTCAGAACTTGTTGTGAGGTGTTGGGCGGCTATGTCCCGGCAGGCTGCTTCACTGCGGCTTGCTCCCTCATTTCCCGTTCCTGGCGCTCTTTGCGAGACTTTTCCATTCGAGCGAAGAACTCCGCCTGCTTGGCCTTTTGCGCTTCGCGAGACTTCTTGATCTTGACGATAGTCGCTTCGAATGTGTGCTGCGGATCGTGATGCTCCCGCTCCTGGAACTCGACACCATAATCGTCCCGAAGGCGATTCAGGATATGGACGGCGGAGAGCCCGATCTTCGAATAGCGATCTTCAAGCTCTTCAAAATACTCGCTGTAGTCCGGTGGACCCGCGACATGCTCAGCAACGAAACTGGCGGACTCTTCTGCAGATTTGATCATGCCGGGGATGAGCAAGCTGCGATACATGAGGTCAGACGGTATCGACGCCCAGTCTAAGGCTGACGGCCATTCGATCCTCGGCGTCGGTGCGGTTGCGTGTGCGACACCCTCGTCGTCTTCATGCTTCGGATCGAAGACGACGTTCATGCAGTCGTCGATAAGCTGATCCATTGTCGTAGCAAGAAGCATCGCGTGATAGCGGATGAGCCTGCGACGCTTCCACCAGTCGGTGAAGATATCCTTCAAGCCGCCGAGAAACACGCCGAATAGCGTCACCAGCAACGTGCCACAGACCGTGATGACCACCTTGCCGAAGTCATCTTTTGCGAATGCAGTCAGCCAATCCATGTGAACCCCTGATTTTTGCGATCAGAGTGCATGAAACATCACGGGTTTCAATCAGCCGACGCCCGCACACTGTTGAAAACAGGAGATCATTATGGCCGGAATCGAAGTTTCCTTCGACGCACAGAAGTTCGCTGCCGAAGCGCACCGGATGGTCCAGGTCGAGCTGCCAGCCGCCATCCGTGCGGGTATGCGATCTGCTGCCAACAGGATCACGCACCAGCTCGGGCTAATGCTCGCCGACAAGCTCGATGACCCCGTTCCTTTCACCCAGCGCGGCTTCTATGCCGAGGTCAGCACTGCTGCAGCTGAGCCTGAGATGGAGATCGGCGTCAGGCCAATGCAAGCTGCATACCTGCAATACGTGTTCGATGGCGGCGTTGACAGCAACGCCCTTGTGCCAACGGCTGACACCGATCTCGACCGATACGGCAACATCCCTCGCGGTTACCTGGCCGCTGAGCAGGCTCAGGGCGCGGTCTGGATGACCGCACGCAGCGGCGTCCGCACATTGTTCGAAGACGGCAAAGGCCGCCTGAAGGCCGTGGCCATGATTGTCGACGAAGTCAGCTACGACAAGCTGGTCGACTTCGAGACGGAGGTCAGCATCGCTGTGTCCGATCTTCTACCCGATGCTGTCGCCGACAAGCTCGCCATTGCATTCGGCTGACCAGTTCATCCGGGTCTCTATCACCCCCACCGGGTAGGTTCTTTCCAGGAGCAGAACGACGAGAGGGTTCGGCATCGTCCCACCCCTCTCAATTGCTGGTGCGAAAACCAGGTAACGGGTAACGCTCGCGCCACAACCTGGGGGAGAACGGCATGGATTTTTCAAAGCTCGAACCGCTGTCGCAGGCAAAGTTTGCAAAGATTGCGGGTGTCTCTGGAAAAACCGTAAGTGATTGGAAATCAAAAGGTTATCTGACTTTTACGGATGATGGCCTCGTTGATTCAGCCGCTTCAGCAAAAGTTCTTCATGATCGCGGTTTGGGCAAGTTTGAGACCGTTACCCCACCTGCGGCAACCGTTACCCTCGCCGAGCCGACGGAAGAGTCTGACGCCGACACCGAAAGCCAGGCCGCCAATCTCATGATGCAAATCCTCGACGGTCAGGTCGAGATGGAGCTGCTCACATACAAGGAAGCCGAGACATACAAAGAAAACTATCTCGCGATGAACGCTCGGCTCAAATACGAGCATAGCGCCGGTCGGCTTGTAGAGAAGGCTGCGGTTGAAAAGCTATTCATCGAGCGCTGGTCGGCCGAGCGCGATGCTTGGGAAGTATGGCCGTCACTCGTCTGCGGCACGCTCGCCGCGAAGTTCGGCATCGATCAAATCCAGCTGCGTGTCGCTCTTGAAGATGCCGTTGAGGCTCAGCTCAAAGACCGCGTGTCCCGGCCAACGGTGAAACTATAATGGCTCGTCAGTGGCGTCCTGGCGAAGATGACAACGAGGAAGTCGGCGAGGGTATCAAGCTTGTCCTGCGTCGGTTATTTGACCAGTCGCTGCCAAAGTTGGCCGACCCGGCAAAGGTCGAGCAGGACGCCTTCAGCTTGGGCTATAGCCCGAACGAACGGCTGCTAGTCAGTGAGATAGCCGACCAACACCGCTACCTCGCTGGTGTTGGTGCATCGGAACCTGGCCTCTTTCGCACAGCCCGCACCCCGTACCTGAAGGAGCCGATGGACAATGCGTCCGTGGGGTCACCGGTTTGGAAGACAGTGTTCGTTTCGGGTGCACAGACCGGCAAGTCGGAAGCCGGTAACAACATGGTCTTCTATTGGATGTCGGCGGCACCCGGGCCGATCATGATGGTATTGCCGTCAGCCGGAGTCGCCAAGAAGGTCAGCAAGCAGCGCCTCACGCCGATGATTCAAGCTTCGGATTATCTGAGGGAGCGTGTCATTGAAGACCTGCTGCTATCGAAGGAGTTTCGCGGCGGTCTCCTTTTCATGGCATCGGCCGAGTCCGGGGCCGACCTGCGTTCGCTTCCTATCCGATACCTGTATTGCGACGAGGTCGATGCATACGTTCTCGACGTCAACGGGGAAGGTCCGCCTGTCGGACTGGCCATGCGCCGCACGAACACCTTCAAGAGCAAGCGAAAGGTCTACCTGACTTCGACACCGACAAAAGAAGCGACGTCAGTAATCTGGCGTGAGTTCCTGCTCGGTGACCAACGTCTATACCACATGCCTTGCCCGTCCGAGAAATGCGGTAAGCTCCTAGTCTTCGAATTTGAAGGTCTGAAGTGGACTTGGGGCAAAGCAGCCGAGACGGTCTATTTCGAGTGCCCGCACTGCAAGTTCCACATTCATGAGCATCACAAGGAGACGATGCTCCCGGCCGGTCAGTGGATCGCGACCAGGAAGGACCTGGAGAACGTCGAGGAAGGCGTCCGTAGCTACCGCCTCAATTCGCTTTATTCGCCACTGGGCTGGCTCTCGTGGGCCGATATCGCTCGGACTTGGGAAGACTACCAAGGCTCGCCGATGAAGATCGCCGAGTTCCGCAATACCATCCTTGGCCTACCCTCCATTGAAGTCTCCGAAAAGGTCGATTGGGAAGCAGTCTACAATCGCGGAGACATCGGCGAGACGCCGTATGTCATGGAGAAGAACGGTCGCACTATCGTGCCGAGCGGCTGCCTTTTCCTTACGCGCGGGATCGACGTCGGTCAGGACCATATCGAAATTGGTGTCCACGGCTACGGTCGTGACGGCCACCGGTTCTGGATCGATCATTTCCGCATCAGTGGCGACACCAATCAGCAGGCAATCTGGGACGAGCTGACGCGGCATATCCAGCACGCATACGTCAATGTCTACGGCGTGCCGATGCTGCCAAAGAAGAACCTTATCGACACCAGCTATCTGACCCCAATGGTGAAGGCCTGGATACGCAAGCAGAACCAGACTCTGGTGCTGGGTGTGGACCCTATGGATGACAGGCCCATGCCAGTTAAGGTCGAAGTACAGGGTGAACCCGATCCGTTCAATTCAGGCAAGAAGACGAATGTCGGGGCACTGAAGATTGTCCAGGCGGATGTTAGCCACTTCAAGAGCGAGCTGCTCAGTATCCTGAATATCCCGACCCCGAGCGATACGACCGAAGCGCCGATGAACTGGTTCCACGTCCCTCTCAAGGGCGGAGAGTTCTCGAAGGAGCTGGCCAAGCAGCTAACGTCCGAGCGCAAGGTTCTCATCCGTGATCCGAGCGGTCTGATTACCGGAGAGAAGTACGTCCGCATCGAGGGTCGTCGAGCAGAAGCTCTCGACTGCCACAACTACGCCCGTGCAGGCGCATACCTGCTTGGGTGGGACCGCTTTACGGGGGCGCACTTCGACCGGCTCGAACAGCAGCTCCGTGATGCGGCAGATGCGCTGAAGGCCGAGCAGGCAGCAGAGGAACGCGGGGCTCCGGTCCAGAAACCGGTCTCTCGAACCAAGGTCGAAGCTCCTCCCATGGTGCCGAAGCTCGACATCACACCGCCAGGTCAGAAGCCGATGATTAAGATCACGCCACCGAAAACATCCGGGTCTCAATCAGCCAATCGTCCGACAGTTGAGGGAAAGCCTCGCCGCCACATCGTCCCGATGCCTGCGGCCGCGTTGCAGGGAGACGATGACGATGAGTTCTAACCAGGCCCGACTTCTGCAGCTCAATTCCTGGATTGCCGACGGTGAACGGGCGCTGTTCGAGCTGGCTACCGGGTCAAAAGTTGTGATGTTGAGCTACAGCATTGACGGCAACATGCAGCGCCAATTTAATCAGGCAAGTGCCCAGTTCCTGCGCGACCTGATCGTCCAATGGAAGTCTGAGGCTGCTAGCCTTGGAGGCGGAGGATTCCGTCGTCGTCCGATGATCCTTGCGTAAGGATCGCCGATGACAGTCACGATCATTCCTCCCTCTGCCGGTCCCCGTCATCCGAAGATGTATCAGCTCCTAAATGCTGACGGGTCGCCCATGTCGTCTGTGTCCGCATCCGACACAGCGTTCAAGGCCGCCTCCCAGGAAGGCAAGATGCGGCTGTGGAACCCCGCTAAAGGTTCTGCGGATTCTGACTTATTGCCGGAAAAGCCGACCATCGACGCGCGTTCGGTCGATCTCGTCCGCAACGAGGTCTCCGCGAAGTCGGGCATCGACACCTTACTAGACTTGGTGATCGGCACCGGGCCGACCATCGTGCCGATCCCTGACTATAAGGCTCTGGGTCTGGACAAGGAGTGGGCAGCAGAGTGGGCTCGTAACGTGCAGGGCATCGTGCACGACTACATCGATTCAGAGGCTATGGACGTGACCCGCTCAGGAAATCTAACCGACAACTTGAGGATGGGTCTCCGCACTGAGATCGCACAGGGCGAACAGGCTGTCGTCCCATACTTCATCGAAGGCCGACCCGGCTCTGATTTCGCGACGTGCTTCCAGTGGATTGATCCCGACCGTATCAGCAATCCCCTCGGCACGTTCGACTCACAGTATCTCCGGTCAGGCATCGAGATTGACGAGTTCGGAGCACCACAGCGTTACCATGTGCAGAAAGTTCATCCCGCTGATGTAGGCACCTTCGCGGCAATCGAAGGGGCCTACGAATGGGAGGCAATCGACGCTTTGACCGAGTGGGGCCGACCCAGCTTCATACATGTTTTCGAACGTGAGCGTCCTGACCAGCATCGTGGTCTATCGATGCTCGCGGCGATGATGCCGTTCTATAAGGACGCGTCCGACTACCGTGGGGCCGAAGTAAAGGCCGCCCTTGCAAACGCCATTGTTGCGGGCTTCACCGAGAGTTCCATGGAAATGAGCCAACTGCTCGACATGTTCGGCGGGGACGCATCGTCGTTGCTTGCGGCACGTGCGGAATACATCCTCAACATGCAACCTGGATCGATCTTGCCGCTATTCCCTGGTGACAAGTTTGCGTCGCACAACCCATCTCGTCCGAACGCTGCGTATGAGGGTTTCATGCGTGCGATCAAAAAGGACCAGTCGCTTGGCTTCAACTTGCCGCATCAGATCGCCATGAAAGACACCGACGGTGATAGTTATTCCAGTTTGAAGGGTGCCTTCAACATGGCACGGCGTGCCATTGCACCCCGACAGTCGTCCTCCAAAACGAAGTGCGTCGACAAGATCGTTCGCTGTTTGATGGAAGAGCTAGTCGGCACCGGCATCATCGAAGCACCGGGTTTTTGGGACAACAACCGTACACGCAATGCCTGGCTTCGAACCCGGATCATCTGGGACGGTGAAGGGTGGCTTGATCCTGCTCGTGAGGCACAGGCAGCTCAGCTCCGCATTGCTCTCGGCATCAGCACCTACGAAATCGAGTGTGCGGCACAGGGTCTCGATTGGCGTGAAGTGATGGAACAGAGGTCGGTTGAGCAGCGCTTCATGAAAGCGCTCGACCTCGACCAGAATCAGTTGACGACCTCCATCGCTCTGGCTCCCCAAACGCCGGAGCGGCCCGAGCAATAATTCCTCCGGGTTTCAATCAGCCGATTGCGATCTCCTGTGCTGAGAACAGGAGATACGCATGCGCTTTTTCAACCGTTTGAGATCGTCGGGGGAGCCGTGGCTGCTCACGCCAGAGGCCTTCCGTGCGATGTCGGAAGCTGCCGCTGAGCAGGACACGACGATCCGCGCCATTGCTAAAGAGTGGGGCGAGCCGGAGGAAGGTACCTGGGACGTAGAAGTTCACAATGGCGTCGCTGTCGTAAAGGTAGACGGCGTCCTGATGCGCAATTGGAGCATCTGGTCCTTTCTGTTTGGCGGCTCCGCTTACGAACTCCTGATCAAAGATATCGCCACCGCCATCAAAGACGACAACATCAAAGCCATCGTTCTCGATATCGACAGCCCTGGCGGCGAAGTTACCGGATGCGCCGAGTTGGCAAACGCCATCTTCGAGATGCGATCACAGAAGCCGATCATCGCATATGCGACCGGTACCGCTGCATCAGCCGCATATTGGATCGCCTCCTCGTGCTCGAAGGTCATCATCAGTTCCACCTCCGCTCTCGGCTCCATCGGCTGCGTCATGGAGGTCAGTGACTATTCGTCGGCGCGGGAAAAAGCGGGCATCAAGGACATTCAGATTGTCAGCTCGCAGAGCCCTCTAAAGCGTCCGGACCTTAGCACCGACGAAGGTTTGTCAACGGTTCAGGCCCACGTCGACGCCATCGCCGCAGTCTTCATCGCTGACGTCGCGAAATTTAGGGGGGTCTCTATCAAACGTGTCAGCGAAGATTTCGGAAAGGGCGATTGCTTCATCGGACAAGCCGCCGTCGACGCCGGTTTGGCGGACGAGATCGGGAGCCTGGAAGCGGTGATCGCCGAATACGGAATCGAACAACAGGCCACGCCGACAGTCGGCGTACCGGCCGATACGGGAGGAAATGGAATGCTGAAAGCTATCGCTAAGGCAACCAAGAAGACCGCCAAGATCGCTGCTAAGGCAAAGGCTGAGGAGCAGGACCAAGAAGCGGAGGACGAAGAGATCGATCCTGAAGCCGAAGATGATGTCGACACCGATGCTGAAGGTGAAGACGTCGATCCAGATGCAGAAGGCGAAGAGGACGTCGACGCGGAGGATGAAGACCTAGACCCCGACGCGGAGGACGAGGAAGTCGATCCGGATGCCGAGGACGAAGAAGAGCAACCTGTTTCGAATAAGGCTTCCGCCGCTCAGAAGCGTATTGCTGCGATTCTTCGTGCTCCGGAAGCTAGCGGACGCCGCAAGCTCGCCGAGCACCTCGCGCTAAACACGCACCTTTCCAGCAAAGCCGCTCGGTCGATCCTGAAGGCGTCCCCGAAAGCGCAGGCGGCTTCGGGGAACTCGAAGGCTTCCAGTTCCTTCCGGTCGGCCATGCTCGCCAAAGGGAACCCAAAAATCGGAAACGGTACCGGCAAGGGCAAGACCATGTCGGCTGAAGACAAAGCTGTCGACGCGATCCTCGCATCCGTTGACCAGCTTCGCGGAAAGTAAGGGAGGATTACGATGACCGCATCTATTCAATTTGACGAGCTGAAGCAGGTCGAAATCCTCGCCAGCAATCTACCGACCGCCATGGAGATGGTCACTATTGCAGCCGGTCAGAACCTGCCGCGTGGTGCCGTTCTCGGCCGCGTCACGGCGACGAAGGAATACGTCCTTTCGCTCGCCGCATCCACCGATGGTTCCGAAACCCCAAGCGCGATCCTCGAAGAGGCTGTTGACGCTTCTGTAGGTGCCGACAAAGGGCCAGCCCATCTTTCCGGACATTTCGTCGCTCGCAACTTGACGTTCGGCACCGGCCATACAGCGGCCAGCACCAAGGACGGCCTGCGTGCATTCGGCATCTACCTCGATCTCGCGCCAGCGATCTAAGCAAGGAACAGACACATGAGCAATATCTATGATCCAATCGTCCTGGCGAAGACCGTTAAGCGTCTGATCCGCCCGAAGACGCATTTCCTGTCGAGCGCATTCCCGATCATCGATGTCCAGGAGACTGAAATGGTCGCCATCGATATCGAGAAGTCTCGTCGGGCTCTAGCGCCTTTCGTTCACCCGGACATGCCAGGCCAAGCAGTCGATGCCCTGCCGTTCGAGACGGTTACGCTGAAACCGGCATACGTGAAGCCGACCAGCATCCTGAAGCCGAAGGACACGCAGAAGCGCCGCGCTGGCGAACGCATCGGAGGCGACATGACTCTCCGCGACCGCCGCGCCGCTGCAGTCGCTGAAACGCTGCTCGACCACGTCGACCAGATCACCCGCCGTAAAGAGTTCATGGCAGCTCAACTGCTGACGACCGGTAAGGCCACGATCACTGGCGAGAATTATCCGACCCGCATCATTGACTATCGTCGTGATCCTGATCTTACCCTCACACTGACGGGCACGGACCGTTGGGGTCAGGCGGATGCAAAGCCCCTTGACGATTTGGAAGACATGGCAGAACGCGTCCATGAAAAGGAAGGCGTGACCGTGCGCAAGATCACCATGGACCCCCAGGCCTGGCGAGCGTTCAAGAAGGATAAGGATGTCAGAGAAATCCTCGACAACCGTCGTGCGGCCGGTGGCTATGCTGAGTTCGGCGCACTCGATCTAGCCAACGGTGCGCAGCTCGCTGGTGTCTTCGGGCTCTTCGAGGTTTGGGTCTACAGCGAGTATTACGAGCTGAACGGCGTTAACTACCCGCTCATGGCACCAGGCACGGTCGTCGGACACTCCGATCAGATGGAAGGCATCCAAGTTCACGGTGCGATCCTGGACGAAGAAGCTCTACAGGCCATGGAAATCTTCCCGAACTCTTGGATCGAGCGGAACCCGAGCCGTCGCCTCCTACAATCGCAGTCTTCGCCAATCCTGAACCCTGGCCGCCGCAACGCGTCGTTCACGATCAAGGCATTCGGCTAACGGATTTGGGCCTCTGGGAGATCAGAGGCTCTCCGAACTTTGGAGAAAAGAAAAATGGCAACCGCAAAGAGACAAGAACAGGTCACCTCGGAAAATGTGGAAGGTTCTGTTCTTCCGACCCTCATTCTCACCGGCTCGGTCAAGATCGCCGGAGAATACCATGGGGCTAAGTCCAAGATCGACACCGACGACCGGGAGCTTCACGCGGCGCTCTTGGCATCCGGTGCCGCCAAGAAATTCCTTGTCGTTGAGAAGGATGAGGTCCTCCTCGATGAGGAAACCGGCCTTCCAGTCGAGGTCGAAAACGTAGTCGAGACCGAGTGAGACATTTTCTCCAGTTGTCTCGCTCCCGAGGCCGTCTGTAGCTCCTTGCAGACGGCCTCGTCATTTTCAGGGGTCTCTATCAGCCGATGACTCCACGATAGCTCTAACGACGGAGCTTTGAGATGGCTGACACCAATATCGATTATCTACTGACAGTTTTCGGCGAGCATCTGATCACCCCCGTTCCGCCCATGCCCAGACTGGTGACTAGCATCCCCGTGGCCGCCGGAGACACGGTCGAGCACACGTTCGACGACACGACCGAATTCATGTCGTTCCGAGTGCCCCCAGGTACCGAAGGTGCCAGCATGCTCGGTGGTTCTATGGCTGAGGCGTCCGGAAAAACGTTCCTTCCAATCTATCCAGGAGATGAGGGCCGTAAGGTCGATCCGGGCTCAAAAGTCTGCATCAAGAACTCCGGTGCATCTGCCATCGAAATCTACATCGCGGAGATTTAACGATGAGCTGGTCTCCTTCCTACATCGCGGGCTCGTCTGGCGGTGGCGCTTCCGGTCCCTTCCCGGCTCGTCGACGCATCATGAAATTTGGCACCGCCGACCACATCAAATACACCACGTCAGCCACGACGTCGAAAGCAGACATTGTGGCTGCGATTGGTGCTGCTGAGCCTGGTTTGGACCCGCGCCAGATCGAGCTGGAATTCATGGTTGTCGGTGCTGGCGGTGCAGGAGCTTCCGGTGAATCAGCCTTTGGCGGCCTCGCTGGCATCGTCTCCGTTAAGAGCATTTGGCTCTCGGACGTCCCCGACGGCTCGATCTACATCGACATCGGCGCGGGTGGCCTCGGGGCAATCGGGGATATGGGCAATGGCGGTAGTCCGACTGTAGTCACTTTTACCGGTGGCCGGTCGATTATGGCTTTCGGCGGGATGGGAGGATGGCCCAACGTTGATGCGCAACGAATGAACTGGGTTATCGCTGTCGGCAACGGCGCTAGATACGGCGATCCTGCGATTGTCAAAGACGGCCCAAGCAATCCAACCGGACCTGGCAACGGCGGCGGGCGTGATCCCGGCTATTTTGGGACCGGTGGAGCATCGTCGACGGCCGACAACGAGCTGGCATTGTATACCGGCTGGGGCGACTTCGGCATTGCCGGGTCGGATGCGAATACCAACCTCTACGGTCAATTTGGCTCCGGCGGTTCTTGCGGAGACGGTAGCACACCAGGCGGCAAAGGAGGCATTCCCGGTGGGGCCGGAGGGGCGTCCCCTGTCGATCTAGCTGGTGGTCCCGGTGAGCGAGGCGAAGTTAGAATCCGCGTGATTGTCTGGGAGACCCTCTGATGCACAATCGATATTTTAAAGTCGACATTGCCACGCATTACATCGTGGCAGTTACCGTTGGTCAGGCACCTAGACCGGGCATCGAGTTCCTCGAACAGACGCCGGAGACCGCTCACGTCGGCATCGGCTGGAGCTATGTCGGAGGTGAGTTCACCGACACCCGCGAGGCCTACAAGCGGAATTTGGGAGCTGTCTGATGCACCTGAACTCCGGTTCCTTTCCCATCGCTACAGCCCCTGGCTTCGAAACCATGGCCGACGATCTGCTGACATACGGCGGATCGGAGCCTGTGGTTTGGACAGCAGGCGGTCAGCAGCCTGTTACCATCCGTGCCATCGTGCGGCAGTTCTCGGCCAAGGTTGAGACTGCTCTGCAGACCGTTTCCAAGGTTGGCATCAGTTCGATCCTTGTCGCGGCAATGGATGTACCGGGGCTTCAACCAGGTGATCTCTTCTCCCTTCGCGGTGCCACCTTCCGCGTCGCCGATGGAGGCGTCTGGCCCGACGGATTTGCGATGGTGAAAGTCGAGGTGACGGAGGTCTATCCGTGAAGCTAGAACTAGACCTTTGCGACACGATCCGTGACCTCCTGATTGCCGGTTTGCCAGATATCGGAGGCCGCATCCTAGTTGATCAGAAATTTCCGACGGATAAACGGTACTGGCCGTGCGTCCTCGTTTGGATGCCACGCGTCGACTACCGGCATACGGGCAAACGCATCGGACATCGGCCGAGAACGGGTTTACCAGCACTCACGATCACGGTCGCCGATGACGGCTCTAAGCCGGAAATCGGCCGATCACTTGCCCTGCTCGGCCAGCAGATCGACGACATTTTGACCGGTAGCGAAAGCCTGCAGGACGGCGGCCTAACTTTATCGTGGTCTCAATCAGATGTTGCCCGACACAATGGCGCAATGCTCGCAGTCCGGCAGCTCGGCTATGGCCTCACTTACGAGACGCGCGAAGGGGAAACAACCGAGACGATTGGGTCTCGATAAGGGAGGAATACATGCCTAGCTACAATGTGCTTAGCAAAACTCTATACGAAATCCGTCGTGCGGAAGTCATGATCCGCAAGGTAGGCAGCAGCCTCTGGCTTCAGCTCGGTGACGTGGACAGCTTCACGCTCAACCTTGCACCTACGTTCATTGAGCGGAAAGGCAAAAACGGTCCGGTCCGAACGACCCGGACCCGCATTCTCAACGAGATCGCGTCGACCGTCAGCTTCACGGCCATGCAGAAGACAAAGTTCATCCGCGCCGTATCCTTGCTCTCGTCCGAGGGTGTCTTGACGCAAGATGCCGTTGCAGCCGGAACGTTCGACAGAACGGTAGGCATCGGCGACCTTATCCATGCCGGTCACTACGATATCGCTGATGTCGAGATTCTTTCTGGCGCGACCTCACTAGTTGAAGGTACCGATTTCAAAGTCGTCGATCCCGAATTTGGCATGATCCAAATTCTGAAAGTACCGACCGGTGTTACGCCTGACGCCAGCGGAAAGTTCCCGATCACGGGCGCATACACTGCTACGGCAATCACAGCGTCCGACAAGCGCCTGCTCGCCAAGATCGGCTCCAACACCGAGATCGATGTCGAGATCGCCGTGCGTGATGTAGGCAAGAACTCGCAGCCGAAGGTCCTTCGTCTGTGGCAAGTGACCCTCTCTCCAAACGGGGACATCGCCTACGTCGACGAAGATGATGTCACAGGCGTCCAGATCAACGGCACTGCACTAGACCTTGGCGGCGATCAGGGTATTGGCATCGAAGTCGATCTCGCCGCCTGATCTTTATCGATCCCACTTTATGAAAGGCCGTCGTAGTGCGGCCTCTCTTTTTTCCGGGTCTCTATCAGCCGATAGCGTCACGCTTTTCCAGAACATCAGAACTGGAGAACGCGATGTCGAACCTGAAAACAATGAAATCGACAGTACGAAATATTACGGTCAACGACGGGTCTGGCAACGCCATGACTCTCAATCCAATCGGCTTCATTCCCGTTACCGAGCGAATCTCCGGAGATAGAGACCTGTCGAACGCTGTGATGCTTGCAAAAGATCACGGGCCATACGCCATGCTGACAGAAATCAGGAAATTCCCTGAGTTCATCCGCTGGATTATTGTTCAGTCGTTCATTCGAGCTGAGGTCACTCCATCCAAAGAGGATGTCGAGATCATCGAAGCCTATGTCGACGGGCTGTCCTTCGACGAAATGTTCGATATGGCCAAGGCACTCTTCGAACACTGGTTCCCCGATTTAGAAGTGACTAAAAAAAACCTTTCGATCCTGTTCGCGACTTTGTCGGAGAAGAGTCCGCCGGAGCCACAAGCCGACGACGGGTCAGCCACCCAAGCCAACTCGTAGACGACCAAGGCCCAGATCGCCTGGGCTTTTTCGAAGCGCTCGACGAGATGTGCGCTGCCCTTTGCGAAGCCGGTTATCCAGACCCGTGGATGATGACACCTCGCCAGATCGTACACCGTTTCCAGGTTCATCACCGTCTCAAGCAGCGCTCTGACATTCGTGATCTTGAGATCGCCGTCCTTGGCGCTCGTGGCGAGCAAAAGGCGCTGACCGGTTTCATCAACCGCCGGTCGGGAGGCTCGGATTCATCCGGGTCTCAATCAGCCAAACCGGACACAATTCCAGAATTGGAGACCAAGCGCGTGTCGACAGCCACGGCGTCGCGCCTCGACCGGGAGATCGAGGACATGGGGTGGAGTAAGCGGTAATGGCAAAAGCGCCGGAGATCAAAATCAATGCTAAGGTCACGGGCTTTGACGAGATTTTCGCGCGTCTCCAAGACCTTGAGAGCCGCTTCAAGCAGGTTTCGGCGAAGATCGATGCATCCGCGTCGAAAGCTACAGATGGTCTTACCACCGGCCTAAAGAATTCCCAGACGGCGATTGCCACAACCGCCTCAATCGGCGTGAAGAGCTTTGGCGCTATAAAAGGCGCTGCCAGCACGTTCGTGTCTGTCTTGCAGACCGGTGTTTCCATTCTTGCCAGCCTGGGTCGCATGGCCGTCAATGTGGGTGGTTCCATCGCTCTGCTTGGCGGCGGTGCTTATACCGCCATGAAGGCCTTCTCGACGCAGACTGCATCCTCGATTGCGGACATGGGCAACCTGGCGAAGGCTGCCGGTGTTCCCGTCGAACGGTTCTCGCGTCTTGCGTCGGCCGTTCGCGGTGTCGGTGGCAATGTTAATGATCTGACGACCGGCCTGCAGAGCCTGTCGGACAAAGTCATCGAAGCCGGTAAGGATGCTGAGGGAACCGCCGCCGGGGCTTTCGAGCAAATCGGTGTCGAGGTCCGTGATGCCCAGGGAAACCTGAAATCTACGTCGACCGTCATTGATGAGGTTGCGGACGCACTTCAAAGAGTCCCGTCCGACACTCTGCGAGCCGGGGCCGCGTTCGACTTGTTTGGCACCTCGGCTCAGAAAATCTTGCCAATCCTCCGTAACGGAGCAAAGGGGCTGGCTGAGGCTGAGCAGCGTGCCGACCGCTTTGGCACCGTTGTGACAGCCGCCCAGGCGGAGAAGATGGAAGGTCTGCTCGTGAAGCAGCGATCCGTCAACGAAGCCTTGCGCGGGCTCGCCTACAAGACCGTCGACGCCATCTTCCCTACCCTGACGGATAGGTCGGAGGAATGGGCCGACGCGATTGCGAAGAACAGTGCCCGGGTGTCGAAATTCCTTGGCGACACGCTGGTTACCGTGAAGCAAATCGGCGATGACGTCGTAAGCGCCTTCCAGGGTAAGACCGTCGAGATTGAAAACAGTGTCGTCCGGAGGATGGCCCCTGCCCTTTATACTGTCCGCCGCATCTCACTCGACCTGATCGATACGCTCAACGGGCGCGGTGCCTCTCGTGAACTGTGGCTGAATGACGTCGGCAAGAGCCTCAGTGCCGCGACTGACGGTGCGCTCCAGTTTGGCTTGGCGATCCTGGGGGCTGCTGGTTACGCACAGGACGATTTGCCGACAATTGCTCAGCTTGCCGAAGGCGTGCGCATTGCTATCGAGAGCTTGAAGAACGGTTTGGCTGGAAATGATAGCTCGGACGCTATCATGCCGTGGGCGTCGAACATCGGTGAGAGCCTTCGCAATCTCGGTATAGCAGTCGGTGCCGTCGCGAGCGTCATTATCAAGCACAAAGACGAGATCACGGCCGCCCTGGCGTTCATCACAAAGGGTTTCAGCGATCTTGTCCAGGCCGTGGCGACCTTGCTGAACGGCGGTCAAATTTCCGAAGAGAATCCTTTCGAATTCCTGCAGCCGATTGCGGAATTCGTCCGCGCGAATTCCGACATGATCATTGCGACTATCGTAGCGATCCCGGCTCAGATCGCCGGTGCTTTCGAGTTCCTAAAGAGCTTCTTCGTCACGATCTACGGCTTCCTGGACAGCTTCGCCCAGATGATCGGTCTCGACTCGGCTCTTCAGCTCGGCCTTATCCTGCTCGCTCTGAAACTGACGGGCGTCGGAGCTTTGCTGCAAAAGCTAGGAACCGCATTTTCGACCACACTCTTTATCGTCAACGGCCTGACCGGCGTTTTCAAGAACCTCTTTTCCTTGATCGCAGTATCTGTAGTCCCCGCGATCTCTTCGTTGGCGACGATGATCGTCGGTGCAACAGCGCCAATATGGCTATTTGCTGCGGCCGTCGCGGGCATCGTTGCTGCCATCGTCGCAGCTGCTGCCGCTGTTTGGTACTGGCGGGATGAGCTGTGGTCAGCAGTCACGTGGATCGGCGGCACCCTGTGGTCTGCGATGAAGGGCATCGTCAACGCCCTGCTTCATCCTGTCGACACGTTCTACAAAGCGATGGACTTTGTGAAATCGAAGTTGCGCTCCTTCGCCGAGTGGATCGGTCTTTTCGATAAGGAGATCGAAAGCCCGTTCGACACGGCTGCTGAGAAGATCGAGGAGAAGACCGGCAGCACGGTTGATCGCCTGAAGGATAAGTACGGCGAGCTGAAAGAGAGCGCTTCCGACACGGCTGACGACATCAGGAAAGAGATGTCCGACGCAGCTGTCGACAGCGAAAAGGCCTTCGACAGTTTCCTATCCACCGCCCCGAGCGCCGCAGATGCCGCTGTCGACGGCATGAAGAACAAGCTCAGCGAACTTCCCGAAGCTGTGAAAGGAAATGCTGAGGACCTGCAGAAGTCGCTCGGTTCGACCTTTGACGGCTATGCGTCAAAGGCGTCGCCAGCCATCGACGGCATGAAAGCGAAGTTAGATGCGCTCGGACAGCGCTCTGAAGAGCTGACCGCTCGTGGAAAAGCGACTTATGACGAACTTTCGACGGATGGTCTCAATGTTGATCTGTCCGGTGCCGGTGCCGCCGTCGATAAAGGCATGCTGCTGGTCAAAGATAAGTTTGGACAGCTCGTTCCTTACGTTGACGGCGTCTCTTCCGAGACCGAGCAGCGCACCGACGAACTTGGCAAGAACCTGGCGAAAACTCTCGACCAGCAGGTCTCGAACGCTCAGAAACTGTCGAGCGACGGCACTGCATATGTGCTTGACCAGTACGGTCAGGTAGTGCCCGTCGTCGGGAAGATCGCAGATGAGGCCAATGCTCGCTCTCGCGATATCCTCCAAGGTCTCAGCGATCAGGCCGTGCAGAGCAACGACGCAATCCAGCAGTCCCTCGGCGAGCTACCTGGTTTCCTTGGTGAACAGGGCAAACTTGTGCGGCAATCGCTCGATCAGCAGATCGGTGACGTCAAGTCGACGTCGGCCGACGGAATTGCCTATGTTCGTGACCAATACGGGCAGTTGGTACCATATGTTGAACAGCAGCGGGACGGTATGCGCTCGGCCGCGCAGGGGGCATTTGACGCCGTCGGAGAACGGGCCACAAAGGTCGGTGAGGATGTACGCACCACGTGGGATACCCTGCCCGGCTACATCGACCAGCAAGCGAAGTCGGTCAACTCCGGCATCAATCAGTTGCTCGATCAGGCTGATCGTTATCAGACTACCGTCCTCGGGAAGATGGAAGCCGGATGGACCCGCTTCAACGAGTTCTTCCGCAGCTCAGTGAATACCTTCAGCGGACTCTTCGCCGATCTCTGGGGTTCTTTCCTGGAAACACCGCAGCTTGCCTATGAAGCGGTCGTCAATGCATGGGGCGGCATGGACGACCACTTCGCCAGTGTCGTCGGAAATGTCGACGGTTACTTCGAGACGCTCTGGAAAAACGTGAAATCCGGTGCCACCGAAGCCTGGCAAAAAGTCCGGACCATGTTTGCCCCGGGCTTCTCGTCTGCGAGCGAAGCCATCACCGGAGCGGTCAGCCAGGTCCAGAAGTTCGCGAACGGCGGCACTATCTCCGGCCCCGGTACCGGCACGTCGGATTCGATCTGGGCGAAGGTTTCAACCGGCGAAGGTATCCTGACGTCCCGTGCCGTTTCTCACTACGGCTCAGGCATCGTCGACATGCTGAACAGTCTGGTCATGCCGAAAAACTTCATGGCGACGCCTGCCTACGCTCCGTCTCGATCCGGACAGGACCTGGGCCGCTTGTCCCTTGCAATTGATGGCCGTGGCGTCGGTGGGACCGTCTACGCCGACAGCGATGCGCTGCGCTCGATCAAGCGAGACTTCCGCAATCGAGCTTCGTCGGCACGTGGCGCAGTTCCACGCTGGAGAGGATACTGATGACGACCGAAACTGTTCTTGATCTCGTTGAACTTGGCATAGTGCCACAGTCGGCAAGGGCGCTTGGCCAGACCTTGACGCCGATTGCAAATGGTTCGCGTCGCCGTCTTGCAAATGGGGAGCTGGTCAGCCGCAAGCGGGTTTCTTTCGAAAAATTCGCATCCACGATCAGCTTCTCCGACACCTACGCACCGGCTTTCGGAGACCTTTGGGCGGGGGAGACCATCACGGTCTATTGCGTCTGCGAAATCAACGAAAAGGTCGGCAGACCCTTCCAACGGCCACCGGTCCCAGGCTCCGTCATCTACCGTGATGCTGGCGGCAAGGTCGTGCCTCATGGCAGCGATGAAACCGTGGCTCCGGTCGGCGCGTTGTGGCGCACCTACCGTCCGATCATCGTATTCATGGTCGACGGCTGGGATATGGACACGGACGAGTACGCTGCTGTCGTCAGCTCCACCCTGAATCTGTTTGAGGCCTGATCATGGCCTACGGCGACCCATATTTCGCTTGGATTGATGAGACCGAGGGTTTCGACCAGGTACTGCACCGCCGTTTCGATGAAGAGATCGAGGAGTGGGTCCTTGATGCGGAGGAAGACGGCTTCGCGGTCGGCACACTCAAAGTCCGACCACCGGAAGGTGGCATGCTGAAAACCACTCGGAAGTTGTGGGGTCTTCTCTCTGTAGAGCTGTCCGACGGCAGCCTCGATCTTATCTGGAAAGGCAAAGTCGACAGTTTTCCGCTTGGCGGCAATCCGGAAGAAGCGACGCTAAAATTCAAATGCGCCCCAGGGGACTGGCAAGACCGTCAGCTCACCTTGTTGCAAGCGACGAAGTCCCAACCTCATTGGGACGACGTTCTCGTAGCGAAGGAAAGCAGAAACGATCCGACGGAAATCCTGGACGGCCAAAGCCGCGTGATCTGCTTTCATCCGGCTACGCACGTCTGCGAGCTGCACGACATTTTCGGCGTTGGCCTGGACGAATGGGATATCGGTCTCGAATGGTTCGAAGACAGCTTGTCGGCTGAGATCACGGAGCCACCAATTTCCTATGTTGACGTCACGGTCACCGCGAAGTGGAAGCAGCAGCTGTCAGGCAGTTTCTCTGCCACGGCTGCGGTTCGCAGTGCTTTCGGTGGCACCGATCCCGCTACATTGACTGGCGAAGATTTCGAGAACAGGTGGCCAGGTCAGGGTGACGGCATCTCGAACAACAATGGCTACACCGTCCAGACCAGCAGCTTAAAACTGATCACGCCGAATGACGGTCGACCGACGGAGCACACCTTCCGCGCGGCCGCGAAATGGTTTCCATATCTCACCGATGCAAACCTGACCTCCCCTGGGACCCGGAATCCACCTTTGCCGATCACGTATTATAACGCCGATATCGACCTGTCCTGGACTGCCGAACAGTCTCGCAGCGAAGTCATCAAGATGCGTCTGAAGAGCGGCGTGCAAGACACTTCTCTTGGTAATGGCGGTGGCCGCACGCTCGATATCACTCTTCAAGACATTACCGTCGACGACGTGTCAGAAGCCTGGAGACCGGGCGTGTTCTATGCCGTCGGTCAACAGGTCCGTGCTGGCTCCAAAACTTACGAACGTCTTCGAGCTGGGGTGTCCGAGGCGACCTGGGGCGAAGACTTCACTTACATGGACCTGTCAACATTTCCTCCAACGTTGCGCCAAAACTGGGAGGCGGTACAGGATCAAAGCCCGCTCGGCGGCATTGGAAGCGACAAGTATTTTCCAACGGTCCGAGGACATACAACCCTCCTCGCTGTCTTGATGAAGGCCCGAGCCATTCTCGCCGAAGCCATGCGCTGCATCGAGATCGAGTTCGAGGTCCCTCTCATGGACGCACTCGAAGCAGGTCTCTATCTCGGCAAGCGCATCCGTGTGGAGGTCCCCCCGGGCCGCCTGGCTATCGAGGGTGAGATCATCGTCGGCAAGGTCTCGGCATACACGATGACCTCGAATGCATCGGACGACACCTGTCGTATTACTATCAAAGCAGCCTGTGGGTCCGGGAAATCTACGACCGGTACTGGTGCGCAATCGGCATCTCAGACCGGCGAAACCTGGGACCAGGTTGTCCTTCCGAGCATCGCTGGTCTGACACCTACGCCGATGGCGACAGGCGGTATCGTTCGTGCTCGTGTCGAGAATGCCCTGCAAGAGCAGATCGATTACATCTCCGCACGGGACTACGACCCAGCAGCCGGTCGCACCAACGAAGATGCGACGAATCCCGAGAAGCTCATCCGAGACGTCCCGACAAGGCTCACTTTCGACCTGGTTCCTATCGCCGCCGCAGATGATCTTGTTCTTGAGCATTCGATGACGATCCCGGTTCCCTTCGAAGGTCCGCGTCAGATCGACTTTGGAGGAGCGTGATCATGAGCGATTTGACGTCTGGTATTCGTCGAGCAGCAGCACCTGAACGAAAGCCCGGTGCCGTCGTCACCTCGTCGTCCGGCGTCAACCAGGGCGATCCTACCCTCTCGCGAGAACCTGGTCGGGAGACCATTGGTTCCCGCAGCAAGGCTTTTCCGTCCGACGCCGGAGCGGGACACAAGAGCAATGGCTGGCATGAGCTGACCGACGTCGAACATCGAGCTTACACAGAGACGGCGGTTAATCTCACGCTCAACGCGGGAGACGTGCTGACGCTCGATCCGACGCGCTGCCAAAACTGGCGCGTGTCGGTGAATGGCGCGACCACGATCATCATGCCTGCCCCCAGCTTCCCGGAGCCTGCCGTGGCTCGGATCGACGCGCCCGAGCGTAGCCGTCTATGGTCCTGTGTCCTGATCGTCGATGTCCCGAGCGGCGGGACCTTTCCGACCATCCAAGGGGCGAAGTGGAGCGAAAAGGCAGCGGCTCCAAACGTCAAGAAAGCTGACGGTACTGACCCGGAAGATTGGGGTGGGCGTTATTCATTCACGTTCGTGCTCGATCCGCTGCTTGGCGATGTTATCGGACACGAGGGAGCGGTGAGGGTCTAATGCTGGCGAGACGTCTTTCCGGGGCTCGGCCAGCGGTGCCGGAGGCCGAAACTTTCACCGATTATTATGTCGTATGTGGCGGTTCAGGCATCATCTACGCCTCGCCAAGTCTGTCCGACCCCCGATTTGCGGTTTTGGGAAAGATCGCCATGTCCGCGCCTCGCCCGGTCGTTCCGTACATCTCAAAAGACGAGATGGGGATCGGTCTCTCTTACGGCTCCGCAGGGCACAAGTTCATCAAGCACAAGACGAAGGATTTTGACGGAACGCTGGCACCGACCTCCGAAGTTCCTAACACGACCGAAGGCTATCGCTGGACAACAACCCGATCCGCCATCTTGAGGTACAAGATCGACGGTGTAATTCCCCCAGCGGAGCAGAACGTTATCAGTTTCTTCTCATGGTCCGGCACGTCAACGCCGATTTCGCAGATCGATGTGGACGACTACGGCTTCGATATTTTTTCAGGTATTGGATCAGGACTTGTTTACAGCCCGTCTGGATACAGCGCGTACCTGCTAAATAATCGGTCAGACAGGGTCGGACCTGCGAATACTATTCTTGCTCTTAACAATAACCGAACCGTGTTCTCTTATCTAGAAAACAAGAGCAATCCGAGTCCCTGTGTTGAACCAGATAGAGCCGATTCTTCGGGTCTTAGTTCAGGCCTTAAGCCGTTCGCACTGAGAATTCCGCCGTCAGGGACACCCACAACTATCGATCTCAGCATCATCGACCACTGGTCTTGCCGTCCCTACGTCCCTGCGGGATCGGAAGGATTGCCATCGTATCGAATGATCAGGAAATTCAAAGAATTGGCGCATTGCCAGGCTCGCGACGCTCTGTATGTCCTGGGCCGCATCGATATTGAAGAAATGCGCCGGTCAGACATTACCATTCTCAATCTTGGCAAGCGGGCAGGTGTCGCAACTGGACTTGATCGGCTGATTGGCCGCGTTGAGGGCTCATACTCGACTCAGTCAGCGATTGTGATTTTCAAAGTGACCGATGCGGGAATTGCGGTTGCAGACTATCTATACCGCAACATTCAAGCTGTGCCGTACGGCCGCTACCCATACCGCCAGGCGACATCGCAGCGGGATATTATGTGCATCGACGGTACGCTTTTTGCTAACAACGGTACGTCGTCTGATTACGAGATCAGTAGAGCTGAATGGGATGCAAACTTCGACCGCGCGAGCTACGCAGTCGTGCCTTCCGTCCCGAACGTAACGAAGATTCCCGGCGTATTCACAGCTACCATCAAAAGCCCGTTGATGGCTTTTGACGGAAGAGACTTCTTTTTTGAAATCGCGGAGACCGCGACGCGGCACGCGATCTATAGGCTCGACAGGTCAAATGGTGATGTAACGCGGGTCTTTCAGCTGGACGCAAACGATACGTACGCTCACGCCTATTTTGACGTGATCTCGAATCCGCCCGTATTTCACGCTGAAAGCACATCGACATCAACATTTGCTACGTATCAAGTGACGAAGGACGGGAGTGCCACCGCTAATGTGGCTCGGGCCCTTGTCTCTACTACATCCTGGTTGTGTAGAATATAATCTCTCGGCTATTGCGCTACGCCTCAAGTTGAATCACGCTTTAGATTCAACCGCGTAGGAGGTGCCATGGGTAACGTCATTGGGAATGCCAGTATCGGTCGAGATCACTCGAACTCGATCATTGACGGGATGCGGCAGAGGCAGGTCGACGCAATCGTTCGCCACGTTTATGCGTTGAACATCACCGGATCAAAGCTGTGGAGCATGACACACTCGATCCGGCCGAATGAATTGAGTGACCTAAAAATTGGCGAGACCAAGAATTTCGGGGTCGGGCGTCTCGCAACAGTTTGCCAGACGCTAGGCATGGAGCAGGTTTTCCGCTGTTACCGGCCGCTTGAGTCATACAAACATCTCAAGACAAAAGACCAACGAATTCACAGACTATTCTCCGAGCTTTACCGCGTTTACGACCTAAGCCAGGAGACGATGGTTGATATCGGAGCACGGTCTTATCCGACGACCCGAGCCGTGGTTGACCAAGTCGGGGTTCTATCGCTTCAGCTTGTCGAGAATATCAGCCGAGAACCGTATTTCTGGCACAGAGAGGTTTTCGCCGTCTCGGCCATTTATCTCTCAGCCGAACAGTTGCTTAAACGGATGAAAACCAGAACCTGGCGGATCGATCAGCTTCTTTTCCAGCTCGGAACAACGGCGGAGCTTATGGAAGGGATCGCCGACGATCTTCTCGCCAAGGACGCTGAGGCAGCATAATTCAACCGGGTCTCTATCACGCCCGTATGCTCACAATCCCTCCAACGAGGGGACCAAGTGGACAGTTTGAATGGCAGCCGACGACACGTTGCTCGAAGTGGTGAGGAAGCTCTCCGTAGTCGAGACCAAGATCGATATCTTTATTAACAAGCAGACTTCGTCTGACCAAAAAATTGCGGCGATTGAGACTGATCTTTCGGCTCTCAAGACGGAAATCCGAGGCTGGAAGTCAAAATTTGCCGGTGCGGCCGCCGTTATCTCGGCTGCAATGGTCTTTTTGGTTCCGTTTGTCAAAAATAAACTAGGACTATAACTCCTTGCGCCGCCTGATCGCGTCAACAGATTGGGATTTAAGCTGCTGTATTTGTTGGCAAAAATTGTTGCGCCGACAGAATTATTTGCGAACATCGTATTCAAGCCGCACAAAAAACAACAAGGCGGCGGGAGATATAAATGTTTCAGCAGCATGATCGCGCGGCGGATGCGCAACTTATACATCCGTACCTGTCAAAAGGACTTTCGTTTACTAAGATCGCCGAAGCCACCGGCCTCGCGCGATCCCGATGCTACCGAGCAGCAAAATGGCTCGAAGAAAACTCCAGCCCGGACGAAATTCACGTCGCGATCCACGAGGTCGAAGGACCGGAGAAGCCCAAAAAGAAGAAGGGTCCGACCGAAACAGAGATCAGGCAGAAGGTCGCCACTGACGAGCTGACGGTCCCCTTCTCAAACTGGTTGGAGATCGGCCGTTGGGTCCGTGAAGCTGCTGAGCCCGTCGACATTTACGAGACCGACGAAGATGGCGAGCAGGTTCTGGTCGGCCAGAAAATCGACCCCGGCGTGATGTGGCCTGTTGATTGGGACGGTCCCAAGACCTACGCCCAGACGGCCTATGAGACTGGTCCGGCAAGACCATCAGTAAAGGCTGGTTACATTCTGGGCTATGTCCAAGAAGGAACTCCGATACACGGACCGGCTTGGATCAATATGATTTCCCTGGCGGCCGCCTATGGTGGCTACGCGGTCGGGATGGGGGGTGGAACCTACAGCAAGCGCTGGTTCATGCGGAAATCGAAAAAGGACGTAACCGAGATCGCTCCCTGGTCCGCAGTCGCCGAACCTTATGTGACGCGCAAGCGCCTCGATATCAGCCCGAAAATCCAGTTTGCTGCTGAGATGAACCTGTCTCCGACAGCCACCCACCCCTTGACGGGGTTCGAAACCTACATAGGCGGCATCACGACCGTCTTCCCTCACCCAAAACGCGAAGTTCGGAGCCTTCCCAGAGGCCATTGGAACGAGTCCGTCACAGCCTGGACGACAGGCTCCATGACCGTCCCGAATTACATCTTGCAGAAAGCTGGTTTGAAAGCACTTAAGGCTCATGCAATCGGCTTCGTCATCGTCGAAATCGATCACGACGACAACGTCTTCGCACGCAATGTTAAATGCGATCCGGTATCCGGCGCTTTCTATGACTTGGACCTGCATGTCGACCGAGGGATCGTGAGATTCGCAGCGGATGTCCGCCGAGAACAAGGGCTACTGGGGCCAGTGCTGGGCGTTGGATGTAGCCATGTCAGGATCGCCAACAACCGCTACCTGCGTGCGATTTATGGACTGGGGGGATACCCGACCGAAGACCTGCCGTTGATCGACGCTGTCGACGCTTCGGTACAGACCTTTCACGATCTTTTCGACGGCGGCTCGATCAACCATCACGAAGATAATGATGCCATCGCTCTCTACAAGCGTCACGCGCGGGGCACGGGTGTCTTACTCGAAGAAGTGCAACACGCTGCCGATTTCCTGGTAGAGACCTACCGGCCTACGTGCGAGACCGTGGTCGTCTATTCCAACCACGATGATTTCCTTCGTCGCTGGCTTCTGAAGTCCTCCGATAGGGTCGACGTCCAAAACTCGAAGCTCTGGCATCGGTTGAACTGGGTCGTCCGAGAGCACATCGACCAAGGCCAGAACATCAACATTTTTGAGCACCTGCTGCGGGAACGGCGACCGGATGCTGAATTCACCTTCGCCACCATGGCGGGTCTATGTGAGCGCCACGGTTATCAGCTCCAATACCACGGTGACCGCAATCCGAATGGTGCCAGAGGTTCGACAGCAGGCCTGGCCAAGATCGGGAAGCCCATCCTGAAAGCCCATGATCACGGGATGGCTCTTATAGACGAGTGCATATCCCTCGGGGCGATCATCGATGAAGAGCAAGCCGAATACGCAATCGGTCCATCGTCATGGGCTGCAGGATACGCTCTCGTGCACTGTGATGGAAACGCCCAGCTCGCGACCCTGGTCGGAGAAAAATGGCGGGCTTAGGCCCTCCGTTTTCCGTCACGTTCGATCCGCTCTCGCAGCATTGTCAGAGCCCGGTCTACCGGGCTCTCACCTTTCGCCAAATCCCGAGCGTCGAATTTTTGGGTGTCGAGACCGGCATCTGAACGTTTCGCTTTCAACATCACGTCGGCGGTGAAGGCTTCAAATTCCTTCGCCGCCTGGTCTCGTGCCGGGAATCTTTCCGGATGCTGCTTCCTGATGTCGGTCAGTACAACGACGTAAGGAAAGTCGGGGTGTTGGAAGAACCCCTCTCCTTTCTCGGTGATATCGCGAGTGAACTCGCGGATCGCATGCGGCTCGAAAACTAAGTCTTTCATTTCCCGGGTCTCTATCAGCCGAACATTCGACACTGGAGCCATAAAGGTATCTGGAGGTTCCTAAATGTCGTTTAAGTTTGCCGATCCCAAACGCCCGGTGCACACAATCGTGCTGCACTGCTCAGCGACCAGGGTCAATTCCGACTATTCCGTTGAACAGTTGACGGCCGATCATAAAGGTCGTGGCTTCGACGGTCCCGGCTACCATTTCTACATCCGCAAAAACGGTGACGTCGTCTTCCTGCGGCCGATGACGTGCATCGGCGCTCACGTCCAGGGGCACAATACCGGTTCAATCGGCATTTGCTACGAGGGTGGTCTGGACGCCTCTGGTAAGCCCAATGACACCCGAACGGCTGCCCAGAAGAAAACGATGCACGACCTGCTCGTTGCTTTAGCGGCATTCCTGCGCACCGTCGGACAAGAGATCACGACTATCTGCGGCCACCGTGATTTTTCACCTGACAAGAACGGCAACGGCAAGATCGATGCGTGGGAGCGCATCAAGGAATGCCCATGCTTCGACGCGATCCCGGAGTTTGCCTATGCGAAAGCAGCCTAAGATCAGGGCCGCTGCCGCCGACAAGAAGAGCAGCCGGACATTCACGAAACGGATCACAACCGTTTGCGTCCTGTCCGATATCGCTGTCGCTGTCCTTGGCGTAGCAGTAGGACACGCTGGAACCGCAGAACTCGTGAAAGAGCTGGCCTTTGGCCAAGCGATGTTCCTTTTCGCTTATCAGGCCGTCGGCTTAATGGACCACCGCATCGCCAAAAACCTGGACGGCATCACGTCGCTTGTGTCCGCGATCCTGGGAAGGAGACGCACCGATGCTTAAGTTCCTGCAGCCATATTTCGCCTATGCGCAGATCGGAGCCCTCGTTCTCATTGCCGGGTTCGTCGGTTTCCTTTGGGTCTCAATCGCTAATAAGAAGGCCGAGATCGCTCGCCTAGAGACCAGATTGTCTTCCTTGCAGGAAACCCTTTTGAAGGCGGTCGACGCCGCAGAAGCTAACCGGGAAATGATCAACAAGGTCGATGCAGCTCGCCGTCGTCAACTAGACGCGGTCAACCAGGAGTTTGAAGCTTACAAACAGCAGCAGGCAGCGCTTGACGCGATGGACGCCGAGATCGATGCCGCAGCCGACCAAGACGGTCCTCTGGCTCCGATTCTCAAGAATTGGAGGCCGCCGCAATGAGAGCAGTCATCATAATGTCGATGGCGCTTGTTTTGACAGGCTGCCAGACGACCGAACCGACGGTCGTCATCAAAGAGGTCGAGCGTCCGGTCGAGATTCCTGATCAGCTACGGAGATGCGATCCTGTCGTGCCCGCGCCGATGGCGACCCAGGCGTCGGCCGCGAAGAACTTAAACCGTTACGCTCTCGGGCTTAGGCGCTGCATGCAGCGGCACGACCGGACTATCGAGCTGATCGATCAACACAACACTACGGTCTCGGGCTCTCAATTTTAGTCGTGCCGGGGCAAAGCCCGTAGGTCTGTTCAACAAGTTCTGAGGGGACATATCGATATCGAAAGCCAGGCTTCATGCCTCCTTGCGCCGCAATCCATTCACGGATCGCAGGGGCCTCGTAGCGGTACTGGTCGGGCGACAGATAGTAGGAGCCGTCCGGCGCTGGTTCAGCCGCAGTATGGACGCCCCAAGCCATGTCCCAACCGACGCAGGTTTTGCCGCCGTAGTAGGACACTTGGTCGACTAGGATCGTGCATGCGGAATTGCAAACATCGCTGCCCTTCACCTGCAGCTCTTTGCCGCTGATCACAAACAGGTAGGCTGTTGCCCTGAATTGCTGGGTATTTCCGCCACCTGTGTACTCCTTTGGAAGAACGCACGGACTCGTACACTTCGCCGCCCACTTTGCAATTTCACCGCCTTTTTCGGGGTCATTGAGCAGTAGCAAGGTTACCAAGCGGGCAGCCTGTTGCTTCAGTCCCTTTTGTTCCGCTTTCAGCGCCTCTAACTCCAGGTCTTGAGCAGATGCGAAAGTGGTCGGCAGCAGCGTGAAAATGGCGGCGAGGAAAATTCTGATGAGCATGGTGCGATCCGTTAGTGATCGCCGATCTCTACAAGACGACCGTTGATAATCGAGAAGGCCGAATGCTCAAATTTGATGGATTGTAGCTGTCATGAAAAAGGCCCCGAAAGGGGCCTTATCGCTTGCGTTTTGGCAGCAGCGCCAGCATGTCCGGGATTTTTGGTTTCGGTGCGGTCCCGGCACCCTTCTCGGCCTCTGCCGCTTTCTGGGCAGCGACCTTCGCTTGATATCGCTCACGCCGCTCATCTGCGTAGCAGCCCATGTCCTTGAGCTGTGTGAGATACGCTCTGACATGTGCGTCCGGTGTGCGGATGCGGTCCATCACGTCCGCCGTTAAACGAGCCCGGTTAACCAGGTCATCAGATCGCACGTAGAGCCCGGACCGGTCGGTGGAAGGGAATGGCACTGTTGAAGCAAATGGCTTCTCCATAATCTGCCCGTCTTTAGCATAAATCATGAAGTATCTCCTCATGCCGCAACCCTCCCGTAAACATGGTTTTCGAGGCGTGCGACCATCTTCCGGGTTGGTGTGGTGTGCTCGTATTTGTCTTCGGTCAGATATCCGAGCAGCTTGTAACTATCGACATCGAAAAGGTCTGCGACCTCTGCCAGGGAAACATGATTCCGGAAGATCGGCTGACGAAAGCGCGATCTGAGCTGTTCATTCTCTGTCAGTACATGACCAGTTTTTCCGAACGGTCGTATCGTGTAGTTCCTCGCGTCGGCCACGAATTGGCCGTATGCGGGACTTGTCACGGTCATCACGACACCCTGGTCGCGTTCGTGGAGTTCGAAGGCCTGCGGCGTGTAGCCCGGCGAACGGCGGACGTAGGGCGGAATTGCCACTTTTTTGCCGGTCTCGATTTCCTCTTTTGCCTTCAGAGCGTCGGCCTCGGTCCACCTTGCTCGCTGAACGTCGCGCTCGATGATGAGCTTGACCATGTCTTCGGCGGGCATCAGGCGAGAAGCCGTCGTCGACAGGTCCGCGCGATACTGACGGACGGTCTGCGGCGATTTTCCGATAATCCGAGCGACGACGCTCGGCTTCGTGAGATGACGTTTGCGAGCGTCGAACGAACGAGTATTGACGCACTCGCAATAGTAATGCGTGAGGTTTTTAATCTCCTCCGGCGATGTAGAAATGTTAATGAGCATGACGATCTCCTTTCGTAAGAAAATTGTTCTCGAAGGAAAGGAGAAGATCAAGCTTCCGTATATGGATCATATACAAAGATACTTTTTCAGCCTTACGTTACCTGCGCCCGTCAACTAACTTTTTTATTTCTGTCGGCGGATTGAGTTGTCCTATGCAAGTTAATACCGAAAGATTTTGTCAGCACTCAATACGAAAGGAGATGAGAGATGCTGGCAGCGATTTTTCGAGCGATAGCAATGGCCCTGCAGAGTGTGTGGTGGCTCCTAATGCAAGGCGGTCACGCCATCGACTGGACAATCAACAAGCTCTTCGGCGGTGGCGGACCTGCGCCTGCACCCGTGCCGAATTTGAAGATAGCGTTGGACGATCCGGAAGAGAAAATCGTCCAGGCGCAGGAAATGGTAAAGGGTGTGGTTCGAGCGGCAGAGACAATCAGCAAGATGAGTCCGGCTATCCAGGCTCAGGTGTTTGCGAGCATGCCCGCAAAGGATCGCGGACTTGCTGACCTTAGCCTGCTCTCCGATGATCAGGTGGATTGGCTTAATGGTTTGGTGGAAGGTCAGCTGAGGATCGTCGCGGAATCTTCGGAACGGCGCGTTGAGGCTGCCTTAAACGGGGATCGCAACTCGCTGCCTGCCATTCTGTCGGTGGGGCAGCCAGACCCGGAATCGGAAACCGCTCTAGCAGCTAGAATCGCAGCTAAACGTCTTGGGAATCTTGCACCGACGCCCTTCTATACCGCACCGGTCCACACTATTCAGTGACGCGTCAGGCGGCGGCCGATTTCCTTCCGCCGCCGCTGCCGTTCGCGCCTGAGACCACGGACGATGGTCTCAAGGTACCCCGGCTCTTCAGCGAGCCAGTGTGCATAGTGCCGCCAGGCCAATTCTTCGAGTTCTTCGCGCTCGAAGTCCTCTCCGGTCATGCTTGCCAGTTCCTCTTCATTGAGGTCATCAAGCCGGATGTGCTGAATTTCTCGGTAGATGTCCGAGATTTTCCTGTAACCGGTGGCCACAAGGACCTCTTTGATGGACAGCTCACCGTCAAGCCATGCATCCAGTGCGCAATCGACGTCCATGTTAAGCAGCCTTCACCTTGTTCGCCGCAGCGAGGCGGCGTGCGCTCTCGTAATGGGTACGAGCGGCAGCTTCCAGCCGTGTGTTCTGAGCACGCAGGCGCTCGATCTCAGCTGCCTGCTGAGCTGCGACAGCTACGAGCCTGTTCGCATAGTCGATGAGTTGGTCGACCTGAGCGCGGAGCTGGTGTGACGACGCATCCTCGCGAGCAGCCCGCATCGCCTGAAGACCGGACATGTGCGCGTTCACGGCACCGGAGGCGAGCATGCCGAAAATCAATGCCGTCTGGCCAGCCGCGACACCTGCAGGATTCTTTGACGTGAACAAGTTCGACATTGCCAGCTCCTTCAAAATTCAACGCGATCACGTTGGGTTGATTTCGTAAACAACCTACTAAGAACACAATTAAACACAATATACATCGGACGATTTTCTGAAAGAATGTGGACGAGATCATGTATTTGTTACAAATGTCGGTAGCAACGCATTTGATACCGACATTTGTAACATCAGCAAGCGCTGATAATCTGCATGTTATAGGCATGAGTGAAAACGATAACTTCTGGGTTATCGCCTTACTTTGGCAGTTTGCAACGTGTTACCGCGCTTATTGCCGCAATCTGTGCACCGGAGCTTAGACGGCAAGCTTACAAGCAGTACCTTCCGGCCGAACCGTCTGCCTATCTCGCTTCGATCTACCCAGCCTTTATGCTGACACCTGGAGCATTTCCCGCCCAACAAGTACCACTCTTCTAGCTGATCGAGTGTCATGCGATCCGCTTCTGTCTGATTGAATGCGGCCGCTCCCGCCGCCCGGGCGGCCTCATTGAAGAGGGGGCGGTGGGTCCGTCGCTTTCTCGGCGCTCATCCGGTATCGACCGTTGAGATGGATCAGGATTTTTCCGGGACGTTGTTGCAACGCCTCGCGATAGGCGCTCATCGAGACATTGAAATCGGTCGACCGGGATATCGTCTCCAGGAGAGTGCCGCCAGCTTCAGGAGCGTCATCCCAAACCTCGATTCGGAACAGGTGCTGCGTCGATCCCCAGTCACCCTCACCGACCTTCGGTCGTGGGTTCTCACGGATGAGGTCGATGCCCTTCCGGTGTTTCATGATCGCTCATACCGTGGCTGCCAACCACGACCGATGCCACGCCCCATCAAGCAATTCGCGGTGTAAAGCTCGCCCCTCAAGAATGCCGCATCTGCCAAAAGTTCTCGGATCGCGGTTCGAACATCGCCTTCGTAGTGTTCGAGGACAGCGTCAACCAATTCCTCCGGAACTTCGGACACCGCAATAGGCTCTTCGGCCGCCTTTTGAAGGGGCTGCGCGGACATTAGTCACCTCATGAGAACTCTAGGATTTTGATATTCTTTTTACCGAATATGTTCCTATTTTGTTCTCGTAACGGTGGGGAGTCAATGGCGAGATTAATTAGATCACTTGTTTCCGAGCAGAAACCGATAGACGGCAGCGAGAAGCTACTAGCAATTACAGGTCTAGGTCAGGAATCTCAGGCGTCTGAGCGATTTGCCGAGCAAGCTTTTGCTGGGCCACCTTCTGGGACAGCCTCGATTCGAACTCGGGCATCGTCGTTGGGACACCGGCAGTCAGCCCGACGACAGAAGCTTCCAACGTCGTCAGCACGACTTTTTCTACGACCAAAACCGCTTTTCCGGGATCAACATTCTCGTCATAGTTCACTACCACCCAGACGATATCGCAATTGCTCACGTGATCGACGGTTTCCATGGGGGCCATGGCGTCAAGAAATGGCTTGTCGATGATTACGACCATTTTCTTGCCCCACCGTCGCAGGCTTGGCACCTTGATCTGCAACTGTGGCATGAGCCGCTTCGGACCGCTGCTTCGGAAATCTGGTCGCCTTGCTGCGCCAGGCATTGGAATCCCATTGCCGCTGTAGTTTTTTATTACCTCGTAGTCCCGGGACATTGAGCCGCCTGAAAAATAAACGGCTTGCATCTCGACGGCGCACCATTCGAGTGGATCGCGATCTGGATGGACAAAGACGAGATCGATCTTCCCGACATCTTCGCTATCGGGCTGTTCGCCAGCCGCCTCGTTTACGAGGTCGACGTCATCACCAGCGACTGGAGCGGCAGTTACTCTCCTGAGAAACGCGATCTCTTTAACGACGACCGGGTCGTCGGTCCGAATTAAGCGGCTACCGATCTCTTTGATAACAGTACGATCTTCCAGGAAACGGTTTGGACAGGTGGCGGTCAGTGGACCGAATCTTAGCTGCCCGTCCTCTTGTTCCGTAAAATTCCTGATCGAGCACACACCGCCTTTTTTCGAACACTTGATGCTCCCGCGCGGGGCGAGATCAGGCACCGCAGCTAGAAACGGGCAGTCGGGAATCGGACTCGGATTGAGATAGGCAGCTCGCTCGGTCGACCCGATATTCTTGTAGAGCTTCCCATACCATTCGCCGATGCCGTACTTGGCTTGATCGGTAGCACGAGGCCGTCGCGCCATCAGGCAACGGCCTTGTCTTTGACAAGCGAAGAGTCGATTTCGAGCAGCTTCTCGGCAACCGCTTTACCCAGAAGAGGCGGAACGGCATTGCCGACCTGAACATACTGCTCCGTCCTCGACCCAATGAATTCGAAGGAGTCAGGAAAGCTCTGCAACCGCGCAGCCTCGCGAACCGTAATGGCGCGATCCTGCTCGGGGTGGATGTATGCTCCCCAATGCACGTCGCATTTGGTCAGGATGGTGCAGGAAAGGTCTGTCTTACGCGGACGTCCGTAGCGCTTTGTATGATCTGACCGTTTGGCCCTTTTCATGCCTTCTGGCAGTAGATCAAATGGGATGTCGCGCCAGGACCCGCCTGCCGGAATGTGCTTCATCCGTTCGAGATTAATCCCGCCGAGCTTCGGAGCAGAGTGATTCGGCGCAGTTTTCCGGTTTCCACGGAGCTGAGCCTGATATGGGTTTTGAGGAGCTGCTGCATATTTCTGCAGCACTTCCTTGCCGCCATTCTCTACCGGAGGCAGATCACCAATCGCGTCCCAAATAGTGACGAGGGGCTTCAAATCTTTCCCGTGCGTCGGCGAGGGAAACAGGATAGGTGCGCCAATCCTGTTGGCGATAAAGAATATGCGGCGACGCTCCTGCGGAACGCCATATTCCTCCGCCTTCAAAATTTTGAAGTCGACTTCATAGCCAAGGCTTTTCATGCCTTCCTTGATCTCGCGGATGATGCCGCCATCAGCAATCGATGTAAGACCAGCAACGTTTTCCATGACGAGCCATCGCGGCTTCAGGCCTTTCACGATGCGAAGGTATTCGCGGAACAGCCCAGCTCGCGGATCGTCAACGCCGCGTTGATGATTGTAGACGGAATAGCCCTGACATGGAGGACCTCCGACCAGAACATCGAGTTGGCCTGGCTTCAGACCAGTAACTCTAAGGAGATGAGCGACCGTGACGTCTTGAATGCGCCCGCCGATGAAAGTCGCTTCTGGGTGGGTAGCTGCAAACGTTTTTCCGGCAGTGTCGTCAAAATCGCACCCGGCAAGAACCTGAAAACCAGCTTGCCGAAAGCCCTCGCTTAGCCCGCCTGCGCCGCAAAATAGATCGACGACCGTTCCCGCGTGGGTCATGTCAGCTCACCTCCGAATCAATCCCTTGTTCTTTTCTTAGTACAAATCAAGAACATTAATGAAAAACCCTATACGAACAATTGAGTCTCTGGAATGGCACGGGGGGCAGATCAGGAACGTTTTCCAAGGTCACGTAAGCCTCGCGCAAGCCCCAGGAACTCCTGCACGCGCTCGGCGACCTTGTTGATTTCCTTCAGCTCGCATTCCCACAACACCAGGGTCTGCCAGCCAGCATCGTGAAGGGCCATTGCGTTACGCGCGTCTCGATCCAGATTGCGTTGAAGCTTCGGTCCCCAGTAATCTAGATTGGTCTTGGGTGCTTTGGCGCGGCGGCAGGAAGGATCGTAATGCAGGTGAACGTGCCAATAGCAACCGTGCACCATGATCACCTTCTTTCGGCCCGGAAAAACGAGATCAGGCTTCCCCGGCAAGCTTTTGCCGTGAAGCCGATACCGATAACCAAGCGAGTGGACCAGCCGCCTGACAAGCATTTCCGGCGCTGTATCAGCGCTCTTGATCAACGCCATGTTCCAGCTGCGTTGGTCAGGTGGCCCTATCCGAGGGCGAGGGCTCAACTCTCATTCCTTTCCGGCGGGCTCGGCGACCTCTCGATTCGTGCGCCTGCATCTTGCCTCGCGTATGGTCGCTATTTGAACAACGGTTGCAGCATCGTACCGAAATCTGGCGGCTGAAGACCAGCAATACCCCGAAGCACGTTGGCCAGTTCGTGTGCCTTTTTGCCCGTCACCTTGACGGCTTCTTCGCCGCCGAATGGATTGCCTTCGAAATGGATCGCGTATCGGGAATTGACGGCCTGAGCCTCGCATTCGGTCAAAAACGTCAT